AAATAGATAGGTGTATATATATTTTTTTTTGAAAATTGGAAAACAGGACAAATTTACCTCTTTCCTTAATAGAATCAAGCACTTAAGCTATTTTAGAAATTGGACAGAACTGGACAGGATGACTTAAGTCTTTGATTTATAAGGATATTTTGATTTTTGCAGTTGGACACGCTTTTGCCAAAGATAGGGGAAAAGGAGGAATTTTAGGACAGTTAGGGTGATTTTTAGGGGAATTTGTTGTTGGTTCAATAATTAATGCCTCGATACTCTAAAATCATGTATGAATAAATTCCTTCAAAAGTTAGCTGAGAGCCTACCTTATAGAGAAAGGGTGGAGGTCGTCATCAAAAAAGATGATACCGTTTTACTAACAAAAAATAAAAATCAAGAAACCGGAGAAACTTATTATGGATTCCCTGGAGGAGGAATTGAAGATCAAACTAAAGAAATCGCTGCTCGAAATGAGTGCTTGGAAGAGGTAGGGGTTGCTATTAAAACACCTTCCTCAATCAAAGGATTTTTCAAAGAAGAGGGCGGCTTAGGTAAGAAACATGATCGTCACTTACATTATCGAGGTTCAATAACCGAATGGATGATTGCTAATTACGATAAGATAGATCGTAGTAAGTTAGGAGACGATAACGATTCCCGAAAGTATATCTGGGTAACAGTTCCCGAAGCTATTAAGCTAATAAAAAATGATAGACCTATTTCTAAACGTAGAGCCGAAGTGCTCGAAATGCTTTAAAATAGAGTATGATTAAGGATTACATTTGTGGAAGATAAACTTGTTAAAAGCTTAATAGACGTTTATACAAAGAACGGCTTAGATCTAACCTCTTTGATTAATGAACCTTTATTTGCGCAACTACCGTTGGAGAAAAAGGTTAGTGTAATTCGTAAATATGCGTCTATTATAACTTCTAACAGCTCACGTGGCTTAAGCAAGAATGATATAAAAAGCCTGCTATTTGCGGCAGGCAAAGGTGCAGCCTGGGGGGGAGGTATGGGCGCTTGGGGCGCATACCAAGCATTCAAAGGTTTTGAAAAATATACCCCTGGAGCAGCCGCTAAACCTATTGCAACGGCAGCATTGACCGCAGCTGGATTAGGCGCAGCAGGAGCAGCACTCAGGGCTTTTGTTAATAACTCTAATAAGCGTACTCGTTTAGATATGTTGGATCAAGTTCAAGCAGACGGTTCCGACGAGAATATTATTAAATTGCTTATTCACAATGGCTCCCTACCTAAGCTACAACCTGGATATGCCATGCAAGAACCCCTTGAACTCTTAAATAGAAATTATAAAGATCAAATATGGAATAGGGCTAAAAATAGAACCGCTGTTGCTACCTTGGCGAAAACCTTTGATCGCCATGAAGAGAATCACCCTAAAGGCTCTGCAGAACTTAATGCCATAGTTGATCAAAACAGTGAAGAGGCTCAATTACTTAGAGCTAAGGTTATGCAAGATTTTGCGGCACATAAAACTTCCATTGTTGATAGGGTAATACCGGTCACTTCTCGAAACATATTGGATAAGGTGGAAGACCTGCAGGCTAAATTTATGGCAAATTTACAAATGACCCACGGTCTTGATAGTAAAGCTAATTGGATTGCAAATACCCTACACGAACTAAAAGAAAAAGGTTAATATTAAAATGACAATGCTTGCACATACTCTAAAGAGTATTCTTGAACTTGTACCCGAAGCTCTTCCGCTGGTTAAACAGGCTAGCGTAGATAAAGAGTTTCCCTTGGATAGCAAAGATTCTTGCATAGCCACGGCTTTGCAATTGAAGTATTTTGAAAAAGTTGCGTATCATCCAGTTGATTTTACAGATATAGAGAAGATTGGCAAGGCCGTTCATCTATACGGAGTAAGTGAAGAGGTTAAAGATCTCTCTACGAGAATGATTAAAGCAGCACAAGAAAAATTTGTAAGAGAACATGATATTAAGACTGCTCCTGAAACAAAGTTTGAAGGGGTGCTTAACAAAGAAGCCGCTTTGAAATCCTTGACGGTGCGATATAATGAAACAAAAGATACTAGTTTTGTTAAAGTAGCTGAAGCTATTTACAAAGGTCGTGAAGACCCCCGGCTAAAAGATCCTGAATCCTTGTTGAAAATCGCCTCTGCTATTGATGCGCTAGATCAAAAGCACGGGTTACAATTCAAAGGTTTTAATTTTAAAAAGGAAGCTTTTGAGAAGGAATCCGCCGTTACTATTTGCGTTAAAGGTAAACAAGTACCTTATGAGAAATTTGCACGATTAGGCAAGGACCGCTTAGCTCAGTATCTAGGTAAAGACATAGCCGATGAACTTGAAGGCAGTCCCGAGACTTTCAAAGCAGCTATCGAAGCTTTACCTCTAGATTTACAATTTGTTGCTTCAAATCTAATTGCCAATGTCTGATACTGATACCAATACCGAAAAACTTAGTCTAGCCCCTTTACATGTTATCCGTGAAAATTTAGATCGTATTTACGGCAAGAACACCTGGACTCAATGGGAATTAGAAACTATAACGGAAACGTTAGGGATACCTTTAAATGAGTTACTAAGGGATAAGATAGCAATTTTGCAAGCCCTGTCTATAGACCCTACCCTACTATTAGGTAATGTATTGTTCTTTTTACATGCTGTAGGTGTTATGAACAACAAAGTTGCAGACATGGATTTTTTACCTATGCCAACAAGTCTAGAACTTGCATACGGGCTCGTAGAGGCACGAGCATTGCTAGGGGATACCTACGTAGCCCCCTCTTTAGGAACTGAGCTTGGAGAGGCTATAAAGTACCTTCTAATTGAAGATGGGTTTTCAGTTCCTTTACCTCCGTTTGATTTTTTACCTAAGGAAGTTTTTTCGGAGGGTCAAACAGCCGAAGATACCAAGGCTAAAGAAGTAGCTATACGTTCCTACATTAAGCACATGGAAGAATTATGATAAATCAAACAGTTGCAATTAACACTCCTCTTTCTTTAGTTTTTACGTATACTACTGGAGCGACTTCCTTCAGCGACTTCTCCGTAGTACTCAATGGGTCTTTAGTGCAGTCCCCTACTTACACCATTGTGGAAATCCCTTCAACAGGTATATATGTTGTAAGTTATACCCCATTGGCTACAGGTAGTTATTACTTCCATGTAAATGCTTCCATATTTGCTTCAGTACAAGTTCTTACCCGTACAGATATTTCATACCTGCAAAATATCGAGGATGAGGCCCTGGGTAGCTGGACTTGGAATAAGCAGTCTGGAGTACTTAACCTTTTACGTCAAGATGGTACTCCTCTAACAAACTACACTGTGGTTGAAACTTTGACCGAGGCTAGTCGAGAGCTAACTTAGCTAAAAAAACCAGGTTTAGGCCCGGTTTTCTTTTCCTACTAAATTGCTCGTTCTGAAATAGGGGCTAGATCTACTACATTACGAACCCGTGGAATAATCTCCAAAGGCGGTAGTGTTGCAACCCCAGGGGTAGGTGGCGCGGGAGGTATTCCCAGATTTGCAACTGCTGGAACTACGGATACCTCAAAATTAACATGATTGAGAGGTCTATTTAAAACCAAAAGCTGATCCAATATTTCTTGCCGCATAATAGTTTCAGGTGTCTCAGGGTTGGGGCGTATGCCGTTGAAATACAATCTGCCATTATCCGGCACAGATCCCTCTGTCCTAGCAGTAGTTGGCAGTCCTGGTAGTTCTCCTAAGGTAACGGAAGGTTTATCCTCTTCATCCCCCCTTACTGTCTCAACTTCCTTGGCCTTAGCAGCAGCTTCTTGAGCCAACTTCATCTTTACTTCAAGTTGCTTTTCTGCAATCTCAGCTTCCCTGACCTTTTTCCTCAAGGGTCCATATACGTTAGTTGTCAAATCCACTTCCGTAGTAGAATTGAGGAAACTCATGTGTGTGCTAGTTCCATCTGCCTCTTCAACCTGTTCCCCATAACGTTGTAAAGTTCTGAATAGATTAATGTCAATTGCCTTGTTCTTGAAATTTTGAAAGTCGTTGAACTCGGTCATATTACCACCTTTCATATCGATTCTCACACAATTGTAAGTCATCGTATTACGGTAATAGTAATTTTGAACTATCATCATAATGTTAGCAGCCATTACATTATTGATAGCCAACGTCTGATTCAAATCAGCACAACTTGCAGTAGATTTAGTATCCTTAAGATTTCGATAGTAATCGTAATCCATAGGGATGTAACGAACATCATGACTGTGCATGATATTTTTTGGAAGCTTATCTTTCTCAGGTAAAGCAGCATACTGACCGTTATCTACGATTATATGGTTAGAGAAGAAATTTACTTGACCAAAATCGTCTTCATTACCTGCATCGATAAAGAAGGTATTGCTGCGATATGCTGAATTGACACAGAACGTGTTCAATATGTGACGACGGGCTTTTACTGAATCAACGCACATAATAACCATCGACGAAGCAAAGAGTTCATTAACACCCACTTCTCCCCCACCTCGGTTCATAGCAGATAATGTTTCAGATACTACATTAGTGAACTGGTTATCGCCCCCAGTATCTACCTTGCAAGTAATAGGGATGATACGAGTTTCAAACGCACGTTGGTAGCGCTCTGCCAACACTACGGCTTTAGGCTTGTTAACATCACTGCGGATGAAGTTTTGACGTTTCAAATTCTTTTCTTCAACCGTATCATCATCTACAAGCCAAATAGTAGGATTTTCAACCCAACCATTCTCACCTTTACCCCGGGTGATTGTTCTGAGAAACTGAGCTAACAACGGGATCAATCTTGAACCAGTGCCACCTGCCCCGATAACGAAAACATTACAGGGAACAAAAACGGGCGTATATTTAAACATAAATTAACTCCATAAAAAAGGGTGGTATTAGCACCCTTCTTATACCAAGAAAACTCTAGTTCTTTAAAGTCTTAAAGGCCGAGAGTTTGAATTTTCTCTTTTTCACGAGGACTCAGATTATCAAACATTTGCTTGAAAATACGAGCCTGACCTTCTTCTGAAGCCATTTGAACTAGGTCGAGGGCTAGGTTTTCTACAATGTCATCTTTACCATTAAGAACTACCATATCTTCATTAATGGCAAACCAAGCATCTGCAACGTCCCTACCATGATTTATAGCTAAAGCTTCATATAGGCCATCACTTTCAATTCCATCATCCAATCCAGGAATATCTTCCCCTAAGAACGCAAAACCTTTCCTTTGATTAGCCCAAAAATCCTGACTATCAGTATCTACTTCATCTTCGACACGTGGTTTTGAAAGAGATGCAACATCTGACGCATTTACTTCTTCAATCCCCTCCCGGAGTTGGTATCTACCGTCAACGTAAACGAACTTTTCAGAAGGGGACAGAGCTTTTTTTGAGGCATTAGGCTCCCCATTAATAGTGATCAATGCTTTGGATTGAGAAGGGGTTATGGCAGGACTACTGACACTCGCACCCTCGTAACCGTTATAACGATCCATGAACTCATTGAAATTTTCAAACTCGCCATCCTCTTCTCCCTGGAAAGTCAAGTGTTGTTGGCGACGCTTACCGCCCTTGTCATTCTTCCCATTATCTTTCGCCTTGCTATTATTGCCCTGATACGAATACACTTTAGGAATTACAGTCTGGCGTTCTTCAACCATGTCTACCCATTCGTTTGGGATTTCTGCCGATGTTGGAGCTTCAAAGATATCCATAGCAGTTGCAGCGTACTTAGTAGTATAGTAATTGAAACGCCATACTGTTACGCATTGAGGATCCTGGAACTTACCGAACACACCAGAGTACTGAACTTTAGTGGAGTCATTGTTATCATCAACTCCGCTAAAGAATGCATTCATATGCCCATGGCTATGAATATTTACGACTGTTGTATCTTGAGAAGGAAAGTTCTCGTAATCGTAAGTAACACTTGCGCCACTAACCGTTTGCTTTGGAACGTGCAAATAGTATCCGCGGTCTTTATTCCACATGATGAAAATCATTGCTTCCAGGGCCGCACCCTTAGTTGCAATAACCGCACGGAAAAACGCCTCTACTTGTTGAAACAAAACGAAAGGGATTTTACCGGCAGGTAGGAATGTGGAATGATCTTCTTTGAACAGGGGCTCAACGTAACCCTTAATCTCAGTAACTTTTGCACAGATCCAACGGTTTTCTCCACGTAAAATATGGGTTTTGAAAATACCTTTAGTGGTAATCGTATAGATTTCACGATAGCCATCGTTCTTTGCCTGTTCAATTTCATCAGCATCACAAACGCAGCTAATATGGGGGGCTATTGCCTTAATTGTCATTTGATTTCTTACGTTAAAAGTTAATTAATCCCAGCAGTATTACTGGTACGAATATGCAACCCTTCAAGAATTTGCTGCTCCGAAAGCTCACTTCTGTTAGGGCCAACTGTTTTGCCTGCTTCATCCCTATACCCTGATAATTCAAAATATGGAAACTCGGGATTAGGGCGCTTGGCAATATAACTCAGATACTTGTACCAGGTAGTAGGGTGGTTGAATGCACAATACCTATCAAGAGCCTTAACACCTAAATCCTGGTTGAATGGAGTTTCCCACATAAATTTGTGGTAATAATCCAATCCTCGGTAGTTATGATTTTTAAATCTCACCGGCATTACGTTGTTACCAAAGCACATGTTTGAGCCCTCATAGATATTAGTCATGGGCAACATGTAAATACGGGCATCTAAATCACGATTTTCGATAAACCTTGTTGGCAGTTGGGAAGCTGATAACGGAGTACAGAAATACTTTGAATACCCGTTTACAATATAGTCCTCAGAAGAGTTATCCTTGTTTAAAGTATGACTGATGAGAATATTAGGAACAACGATGGGGAATTCTTGAACTTCTCTATTTTCAGGAGCGTATTTTAGAATTCTAATACCTCCTGGGTAATAGCACATAATCTTAACAGAAAGTTTAGATTTGGCAAAGAATACTGTGTTAGCCGGAGGTACGACCCCAATTAGATCTTCTTCCTCTTCCTCTTCATTATTCCCCATAGCCTCTAAAACTATCTTTTTGAAATCTTCAAAAGAGATACGTTTCTTAAAACCGTTATCAACTTCCAACTCTACATGATCTGGGAAAATGACAGCAGGAATTGCAATCGTATCATCGGCGGTAGGCCGTAAGTTTTCAATAGCTATACTCAAAGTTTCCTCGAAAGATTCTTTTAAGTTCCCAAGAAGTCTAGAACTTTCTGTTGAAGTAGTTTCAACTTCTACCATTGTCCCCACATAGTGTTCTATCATATGTAAAAATCCTCTTCGTTATTAGTAATTTGAGGGGTTAATCTTAATACGTTTCTAATAAATGGAACGTAAATTGAAGGGCGACTATGTCTGCCATCCATCATGGAATTCACACGAGTTTTTGCATTTAGCAATTTCGTAAGGGATTCCGCCGTAACTAGATCCTCCTTTAACGCCTCATGTACGTACTTATATATCTGCTTAGAGTTATCAATGACTTCAGGTGCTTTCGACAGCTCGGAACACGTATGGTTGATATCCATAGTTAAACTTTCTTGTTAATGTTCTAAATATTTTTATGCAATCCTTGAGATGCAAGAATATTCTTTCCATTTTATATTCTGTAGTTCTGGATGATCCATAATAATTGGTGGATAGCCATTCTTCGGGTTTTGCACACAGAGTAGCAAACCTTGCTTTTGCATCTTTAATCTGATTTTCTGTGAAATTACCGGATTCATTTTTTAGTATTTCATCAATAGAGATTAGTTCTATGGCAGAACTAGTCGCCCTAAGATACCAGATTGAAGGACTGATTAGGATGTTATACTTTATAGAATTACGAATCCTGAATTTCTTCCTTTCTTCAGGATCAAGAATAGCTTGGGCATTCATCACCTCTAACGGATCAAAATCCAACCTATGGCTAAGAGTTGCCTTGAAAGGGATTAAATTATACCTGAATTGGAAATTTAAATACTTAACGTAACGCGTCCAGACTTTTACTTCCTTTATACTTCTAGCTAAGTCTGAAGCATCTCTGTAAACCGCTTCTATATCCGAAATATTCCCATTCTCGAAATCTCTTACTTGCTTAGGGGAAGTGAAACTCAATTTAATACTAGTATAATCTTCTACTTGTAAAAAATCCCCTTCTAAGTATGTAAGATAAGGCATACTTTTTAGTAGAAATTTCTTCAATATAGCCACTAGCTTTCCATAAGCTTTGCGCCGTACATTACCGTTCACCGAGTGAGTGCCTACAATTACTGTGTAATCAAAAGGGTCAGACTTAGTAGTTAATCCGCTGCTCAGAATTGCGTTTGTACAAAATGCTATTAGCTTCGCCGTAATAGCTCTATTTAGCCATTCGGTTACTAAAGACACTGCATCTAATATTGACACATGTTTAGTCATAGAAGCGTTGCTAGACATAGTTATCATTCTCCAAAAAACTAAAAAAAACAACCTCTCCAATTGATCCCTGGAGAAGTTGTGGCTACTACTTAGCTAAATTAAATTAGCCCTTTGTACCTTGACGTGGTGTGAACGTCAGAACACGAACGCGGCCTTCACCAGGACGATCTTCGTAAGTGCTTGCTGCTTGCATGTTACCCAAGCCTTGAATTTGAGTGGCGTAGCCAGAGACAAAGTCTTCTGGAGAAACGTCGCCAGGCAGGCGGTAGTCCGAGTCAGTCGAAGAAACGTTGATGTAGGTGCGGAAAACAGTTGCTGTAGTCATTTAAGATTTTCTTTCTTTATAAAGGAATATGGTATTTTGTACTTCGCGAATTTGTAGCAAAGCTAAAAGATTGGCTATTATCTCTAGGCTTTAACTGAGGTAAAGAAGATATTATCTCCTTACAAGTTCTTTATACCAAAGAATTGTAAAATATTGAATTTTTGTCAAGGAGGAACTACATGAAAATTGAAGATATGGAAGATATATCTTCCTTACAATTTGCTTATACCACGATATAGCAAAATATTGAATTTTCCATTGTGTTATAATACTATAATGAAGAAAAAAGAAGATCCTACGAATCGCCTTAGGAAATTATTACCTAGTCAATTAGCTACGGCTATATTGGAACTCAAAGGCAAACCTTTAAATCTCAATGACTACAAACCATTTGAGACCATATATAACGTAGCTCCTCCAGAGCTTACTTGTATGGCAGGTAGACAAATTGGTAAGTCGGTAAGCTTAAGTGCGATTATTTTAACAAACAGTATTCTTCGGAGACATTTCACTTCCCTATTTATTTCCCCCTTAGCCCAACAGACTTCACGGTTTTCTAGTGCGTATTTACAAGCGTTTTTTGAATCCCCTATTGTTAAAAGACATTTTACCGACTCAGGTTCTCTTAAAAACGTATTTGAAAAAACTCTAAACACAGGCTCTAGAATCATACTGGGGTACGCTCAAACCGAACAAGATGCCGACCGTATTCGCGGTATTGCTAGTGATTCTAACATGTATGACGAAATTCAGGACATGTCTCTAGAAGCTATTCCTATTATACATGAAACCTTAGGGGCATCTGATTACGCATTTAAACGTTATACAGGTACCGCTAAAACTGAAAATAATACCCTTACTACTATTTTCAAACGTAGTAGTATGTGTGAATGGGTAACCAAATGTACGGGATGCGGGAAATATAACATACCTATAGATTTTGATTCCTGCATGAAAATGTCCACGGTAAACCCAGAAGGCCCTGGGTGTATGTATTGCGGAACTATCATAGACATGCACACTGGCAAGTGGTTAGCTGCTAAGCCTCAAAACAAGGACCATTTAGGATTTCATTTACCTCAACTCATATTCCCTGCTAGAAATAGACCTAAGAAATGGAAAGAATTAGTTAACAAAATCGTCTCGGGTTCATACTCTATTAATAAAGTTGCTAACGAAGTTTTTGGGGTACCTAGCGGAGTTGGGGGACGCATTTTTAACTTGCAAGAAGCTATGAGGTGTTGTAATCCTTTACGTACCCAATTTGATGATAAATTCCCCCCTTCTGGGGATCCTCGTAAAATCAATTTGACAGTATTAGGAGTCGATTGGTCAGTAAGCGGATCTACAAATAGCTATACTGTTGCTACAGTATTGGGCTACGATTATAATGGTAAAATGTATGTTTTGTATAGTCAACGTATGCAAGGTATTGATATACTTCAACAAGTTGCAAGAGTAGAACAACTATACTATCAGTATAATTGCTCAATGCTGGGCTCTGATCGAGGTGTAGGCGTATTACAAGGACAGCTTTTCAAACAACATATCGGTGAAGACAAAGTGGCTATGGTAAACTACGTTTCCGCCAAGAACCAATTACGGTGGGACAAGCAGGGCCTGTTCTTTGCAGCTGATAGAACTATGTCTATGGATAAGGTTATTATTAAAGCTAAAATGGGTATGACTAAATTTGAAACACCATCTTGGGAATTGATGTCGAATTTCTGGGACGATGCTTTAAACGTTTATGAAGAAGAATCCTTAAGTGGTAAAAGATTATACCGAAAAGAAGAAGATCTTTGTGACGATTGGTTACATTCTGTAGTATTCGGGGACATTGCTTATCAAGTTGTAAGAAACGAATACGTTACTCTGGATGATGTACCTTCCGAAAATAAAGGTTTTGATTTAAGTCATTACATGTGATATTATAAGAATAAGATAAATAGAGAGATTAGAGACTATATGAGCGATTTCGAATTACCAAAAGAATTACAAACTAATAAAAAGGCTAAAGCCGCAGTGTCTGCCCCGGCTCCAGCTATCCGTGAAACCGAATTGCCAAAAGAATTGGATTTTCCTTATGGAGCAGCCCAAGATAAAGTAAGTGAGGAAACTTCCCCAAGCTCGGCTGTTGAAAAACCTAAATATGATGAAGATGAGTTGAACAAAATCTTCGACGAAATTATGTTTACCAACGAATACAGGGAAACTGTTAAAATTCGTGGTAAATTGGTCGTAGTTTTTAAGACCCGCAATGCGGAACAAGCCGAAGCCCTTACTCGTAAATTGGATTCTACTTCTGCAAATTTAGTATCCACTTTGTCGGAAAAACGTTCTTTGCTAACTTTGCAAGATGCATTGGTGGAGTATCAAGGTAGGGACTTAACAAACGTTAAAGACGAAGATAAAGCTAAGTTTATCAGCAGATTGCCCGTACCGGTGGTCGGAGCCCTTTTACGTGCCTTGCAAAAATTTGATGAAAAAGTCTTTGAAGCCTGCCGTTTAGGTGAAGAAAATTTTTAGAAAACCCTGTTTTCTCTAGACGTATGCGTATGTATATGTCTGGCATTCAACCCCCTAAATTAGGGAGTAGGAGAGACAGGGTTATGCAGGCAGCCATGGTGAAAGAGTCTGAGAGGGAAGTTAAGAAAAATTCTTTACTCGCATTCATGGCAATGAACACGGTATCCGCTAGAAATACTGGCGATGCACAAAAACAATTTGATAAAATAACTAAAGCTTGGAGTAATTACTTAGAATTAGAATTTGGTATGAAAATACCTGAGCATACGGAAAAAGAAGTTAAGATGGTGGAATTCTATCAACGTTTTGTTAAAAATGCTAAATTAAAAGTTAAATACGACAAGAAGAAAAACCATGTTGTTCTACAAGGTTTAGAAACATTATTTAAATATAAACCGGATCAATAAATTAATTATCAACAGTAAATATTAGGCCGGGTATCCCCCGGCTTTTTATTTTTAATTCTCCTAAAATAGATCAATACATCTAAGCAAAAGGCTACTCTCATGTTCGGTGCGTTCGGCAATCCATACTTAAGTAATAACCCGGTAACTGACGGCAATACCATATTCCAAAGTCAAGCGGATCAATATGGCAATTCTTTTGCCTCCCCTATGAATTCGGCGAATATGAATTCAGGTTGGGGAATAGACCCTTCTTTGCTAACGCCATCTTTTCAAGCCGGATATAGGCCACAATACTCTGGCCCTCAGCCTACTAACTTATATGGCCGCCGTACAACTGCGCAAGCTGCTTGGGCTCTTAGCCCTTTTTCTACTGATCTGCGTTGGGGTAACCCAGTATCTCACAATCGTCAACCGATAGAGGACATTACTGGTAGACCTGCTGACGCTACCATGTGGGGAATTCAACGCATCGGTATGCCTATCCTATCTTACGGTTTAGGTAATATGACTTCCAAAGCCTTAGGCTTAGGGTGGAAATCGGGATCTCGCATAGGCGCTAATTTCGTAGGGGGGTTGGCAGAAGGCTTCGGGGCTGCTAGACCAATCAATGCCGCTACCGGTGCTGCAATGGGGGTCAGAGATGTTTGGGGTGCTGCTAGAGCAGGGTATCTTGCAAATGGCTTTGAGGGTGCAGCGTCTGCGTTTGAAGGCATTAGCGCAGGCGGCGCAGCTAACTTGGCATTTCGAGGAATTGGGGGCACTGTCGTAGGGGCCGCAGCTAGTGCAGCTAGTGGACTTATCTTAGGTCAAGCATTAATGTATGGTGCGGAAAAATCTATTTTTGAGCCATACGTAAATATGCGCAAAACCTCACGAGATTTACGCGATAACTTTGCCGGGGTGACTTTTGCCGATGCCAGAGGTAATGCTGTTAGTGGTCGTGGTTTAGGCATGGAAGAGTCCTACCGCATGGCCTCAGAGATTACTCGTCAGGGCGTTAGCGATATGACTTTCTCTACGGGAGAGTACGCTAGAGGCGCAAGTTTAATTATGCGTTCAGGCTTAACCGATAACGTCAGTAAAGGACAGATTCCAAAGCGTATTAAAGACGTTATGGAGCAAGTCAAAATGATTCAAGCTATAGGTAATATGCCTGAGTTGAAAGATGCTATTGCCGAAATTGCAAAGTTAAATGATATGGGGGTTGGAGTAGGGAGCGGAGCAATTACTAATGCCTCAGGAGTCTACGGAAAGTTAGGCATGTTTGCGTCTATGGCCGGGGCTAGTGTGCAACGAATTATGAACACCGTAGGAGCCCAAGGCCAATACTTATATCAAGCCAATGGGATGACTCCATATATGGGTCAACTTGCCGCTGCTGGAGTATATTCTAGTTTTGCTGCAGGGCAACGTATGGGCGTTTTGAGTCAAGCAACTATTGCTAAAATGGGAGGTATTGAAGGCGGAACACAGGGATCGTTGACAGGCCAAATCAACGCCATGCAAACTACTTTTTCTAAAATGGCTTTATTGAATCAGGCTCATGGAGGACAAGGCTTTGCCAAAGGCGGTAATACGGTAAATGTTGTGTCTGATTTCAATCGTCGTATGGTTAATGATCCGCTTGGAACTATGGGGGAAATGGAGTTATTTTCATCAGAGCTAGCAGGGCAAGAACTAACTAAAAAAGGTTCCAGGGCAGTACAGGAACAATTGAGGAGTATAGTTGCAAATCAACCTGGAATTCTAGATCCAGTTACTCATAAGTTATCTTACTCCAAAGCAGTTCCTTATTTGGAGCAAATGGGTTTTAGTATAGATCAGATAAAGGATTACTATAATCAATTAGCTGTTGAACAAGATCGAGGCGCATATGCTCAAGGAATGAAATCTGTAGATGCCCAATCTAGGGAACAATATCGCCAATACATAACTAATAACAAATTATACGATGGAGCATTCGGATCAGCAATTTATAATTTCAGTAAAGGCGGAAGAGCCGTAATGGCGGAGGGGTCTGACTTAGTCCATTCTGGGCTTAGCAAAGTAGGCGTAGCCGGGGATAGTATTTCCCGATTTACCGATAGACTGGTTTACGGCTCTGATATATCTAGAGTAGATAAGACTACAATTTCAGAAATGATGGGTGGAGCCCCTAAGAAGGTTACTGACAATGTGGATTTGTTTGACATTAATGCAGATAAAATACGTGGCCACGCCCCAGGATTTGGATTATTCTTACCGGGGGCCGCTAAAGACGTTTACCGCAATCAACAAGTTATGGCTGAAATAAATGACTTGGCTTCAGATAAAAATGCGGCAGGAAATGAGGAGGCTGTAAGGTATTTACAGGATAAGAATAGTAGTACAAAGCTTACTAATTTGCAAAAGGTATTGGAATTTACGTCCCTTAGAAAAGATTACCTGGGAAATGATAACGAGCAATTGCACAACTTAGGGAGTTTGTCAGATATGGCAAATGCTATAGGTCGTAAAACTACAGATGTAACTAAAGTCAATAAGGATAAATCTTTTAGGGCTAAGCAATTTTCTGGAGAAGAATACGGAGCTAAGGTAGCGTCTTTGAAGACTTCCAATTCATCTTACTACGACAAACTGACAAAGATGTCTGGCCGAGTTACTAACGATTCGGACCGTGAAGAAAACGAAACTTTGGCGGGTATTGCTTCTGACTTAGCATTAAAGTATAGTGATGTCGGAGAATTCTCCAAGGCCCGTGCTGAAGGAACAGATGAAGATTTGAAAAAGTATGACTCTCTTATCTCTGCCGGATTAAAAGGTAAGACTAGTGATACGGATTTGTATAGCCGTATACGCGATGCAGCTGCTTATTCTAAGCAATTTGGAGGAACAGAGTTTAACCTTATAATGAAAGGCTCCCTGCTAGGAGATGATGATAAGGAACTTACCGGAGAAGCTAGATTACGTAAGGCCATGGAACTTTCTGGTGGCAGATTTAAAAATGGTATGGCAAATGCTCTGAGTTTAAGCAGAGATGAAGTTATAAACGGCACGGCTATAGATAAACAGGCTGCCGATATGAAGCTGGATTTGGAAGGTAAATTTCACGGCAACTTACTCGACATAAACGGGTTTAAGGAAAGTATACAGCAAATTGAGGCCAATGGTATCCTGAAAAAGATTGAAGAGAATACTAAGAAAATGGCGGATAAAGTCTCGGATCAAAAACCTACTGATGGAGGCACTAGTAACCAATCCCCTGCTGCCGTAGGACCCCTTGATGGAATATACAAATACTTTGGAGTAGGTCAAAAAACTACTCAAACTGCAGGAGGTAGATAATGGCTATTCTTACACCTAATAAAAATGCTAGTAAACTCATCTCCACCTTTACGGCAATGACTCCTTACCAAGTGTATCTTAATCAGGTTAAGGGAGCTATAGAGACTATCAGAGTAGAGGCTGGAGGAGTCCAAACTTATGTACCGCCTCAACTTGGAGGCATAGAAGGTCAGCGTGAAGTTATAGAAGGGGTTGTAGTTTTACAACTGGTAGATTTTGAAGTTAAAGGTCAATAAATATGAGCGTATCAAGTTTTAATACTGCAGCGGATTCTGAAGCAGCATACGCCGCTTTACCCAATCAAAATAATAACCCATACAATGCTGCCCAAGATTCTCAAGCAGCATACGCCGCTATGCCTAATGCCGGACTTTCAGGCTCGACAGGCGCAGCAGGACCTCTTATCTCCAATAGCACTGGTGCAGGGCAATTCCTGGGCCAGTACATTCCCCCAACTATTAATCAAACAGAAAGACTATTTACAACCCGTAGTAGAAATATTAACTTTTTGAACGGGGGCGGAAACAGGGGTCAGCACACTTACATACGTTTACTAACTAGTAACGCGTCTACTTCGCTTCAGCAACATCTATCTTCTGCTACGTATTCTCCAACATCTCTAGGGACTAATACTAGCGGCCCTTTGGCCGATGCTATAAATGGTAATAGTACAACTCTTGGATATGCTTCGTTCCTGCTTACGGATATCGGGGGATCTTTCGATGAAAAAGTGCAGGTACAAGAAGTATACGGGGATGCCGAAGTAACTTACTATTTTGGCCGTCAACCTATATCTATGCAATTTGGGGGAGTATTGATAGATTCCCCGGATAATAACTGGTTTTTGCAATGGATAGAGATGTACGCAAATGCATTGAGGGGATCTCAGCTAGCCCGTAATTATGAATTGGTTAAAATTGTCACCCCTAACTTAACACTTACTGGAACTATAACCAACATGTCATGGAACCAAAATGCGGCTCGTGACGTGGATATCCCTTTTAGATTTACCCTATTGTGTAAAACAGTTACTCCAAATCCCGTAATACCAACGGGAGCACCTCTGTCTAGCGGGTCTACTAATTTAATACAGTCAGCGCAATTTGCTACTCAATCTGTAGTTAACTCTACTAAGCTAATAGCTAATTTGCAGAGTGCAATTCAGAATCCTACTACTTCTGTTAGTTCTTTAGCGCAAGCTATGAGGTCGGTAGGGGTATTAGGTTCTCAAGTTACAGGGGCAGGAATACCTTCAATTGGAACAGTATCTGGTATTTCCGGTGCTGCTAGTGCTTTGCCAGGTATTATTAATAATATAAGCATGACGGGATCGGTTAAGGGATCTATACCTGCCATAACTTCTTTAGCAAATTCTCTTTTCGGAGGCACTAATTCTATCGGTACTGGTGGAGGAACGGTTAACACTTCGAGCAGTTCAGGTGCTAATACCAGTATTTTCGCTACTGTAAGTTCGAATTTGGCAGGTATTCAAGCAGGGCTATACTCCCCAGTAGTAGGAGTAGTTTCTTCTCTAACAAAACTCATCTCTTCTGCTGGAGGTAATGCAGCAAGCGTTACCAGTACTTTCCCCACTGCACTTCAAAACCAAGTTGCAGGTGCTACCAGTATATCTTCTCAAGCATCTGGTATAATTAATCTTGCTAATGGTAAGGGGGCTTCTGTAGCTGTGCCAGGAGTTTCTGACCCCAGCCTATTGTCCACCATAGGTTCTTTACAAAATACTTCAGGATGCATTACAAGTGCGCCACAAAGTGTAACCTCTAATATAAGCGGATTAATGAGCACGGGGAATATGAATCCTAATAGTGCCCTCAATTTTGCAAATTCAAGCGGTGTCAGCGTATCTGCATTATTAAATTCGGGCAGTACCTATACAGCCCTTTCTGGAGCATCTATATGACGATGAGAAGTTACGCAGGTACTCTCCTGCTACAAAATATATTTCAATACACCCCAACTACAGATCCTAATGTAAGTAGTTTGGCCCAACTTATAACTAATCCAAGTGTCCCCGTTACTATGGCTGATTGTGGCACTACGCTTGGAACTATTGAAACACTTAATTTTCAATCAGAAGGGTTAACAGATCTATCGACCGGATTGGTACTTTCTGAAACAACTATAACAAATTTGTTAGAGCAAGGTATTTATACTATAGCAGTTAGGCATACCAACAGTTGCATAGCTAAAGGCGGGGTGTGTTCTAAATGCTATTCCGCAACGTATCCTACTAAACCAGTGCCCAGCGTAAACAATGTAGTTACTATAACCCCGGAGTATCTTGTTAATGCTGAAATTGTAGCTACTATAGTAGGGGCTACTAGCTATGCCACGGTAACTAATACAAGTACCTATAGCAACTACTATGTTTACAAAAATGGAGTGCTATTAAAACCCGGTACTGACTATACTTTGATAGGGAATTCACTCACCTTAGCAGTAGAGCCAACTAGTGTTGCAAATATAGTGTTGAGATTTGTAACTCAAAACTACACGTCTTTTTTAGGATGGCTATCATCTACTTACTCGGGATCATTACTGGGGCTAGAACCTTTGGCGTACAATCCTTTACCTATAAGATCTCTGTATTTAACTTCACTTTTAAGTCAGAACAGGTTACAATTAGTTAACCAAAGTTTATCTAAAATGAGTCAAATACCATCCGAATATTTGGCTTGGGCATCTCAGATTTCTGATCTATTAGAACAAGCTTTGTACATGCTGGCTTTATATACAATATACTACAACGTAACCTAATGAGTTTATCCACTACAACCCCGGCAAGCCCATTTGCCCCCTTAATAAACGTTCCTAGCGCGGGATCATCCTTGCTGCCCCCAGCTACGTCTTTAACATCCCTGCTGAATACAAATCCGAGCCCTCTACCGGCCTCCGCCACCCCTCAGGCTACTACCCCACCAGCCGCCCCGGCTTTAAGCTCTACAGCCCCATCTAGTGGGTCTGCGAGTACATCTAGTACCTCTGGCGGCGAAGGGGTGACTAATGTTAATACAACTCCGTTACCTCCTGCTGCAGGACTTAATACCACGGATGTAACCTATCAGGACATCAAGGTTTACATCGAGGGGGTACAGGTACCTTTTGTGAATTGTAGTATAACTCAGGCAATAGGCAGAGTACCTACCGCAATGATAGAAATTCCTAATCAGCCTGGATTAGTAGACATAGCTAGATATTATCAACCTAAAGTGCATATATTTTTCACAGATAATATTCTAGGGGGAGACCGCATTTTATTTAATGGGCACATTACTAATGTTTCCTATCAAGCATCCCAGATGGCGGGCCAATCAAGTGTAACATTTGAATGTAAACACAAGAACGCCCTACTAGAGCAAGTAACTCTGGAATGGAGTGCAGGCGGTGCTAACGCCGCAATGACAGCAGCTAATTTTACAGATTCTAATTCTGAAGTAGCAACTGTACAAGCTTTCAATTTTAATTCTCAGTATTCCATGCAACAAGCCCTTAAAGGCATAAACGGAATACAATCGGCCCCTCAAGATTTGATAGCACCTACCAATTCACAAGTTATAAACGCTGACCCTACCTTGTTATCTCAGAAATGGTCTCAGTTTCAAAATCGGTGGAGTGGAATGCCAGCAGTTATTATGAATATGTGGAATCAGCTAAAGATTCAGGTATTCTCCATATCTAATCAAAATATGATATTTTCCAAGATGTATATGCCTTTAGCGGAAGACGGCCTCCAATTTTTTAGCCGAACATCTGGGCATTATTTTTTAGAGAATCAAATACAAAATAGTAAGAAAAACACCTGTCCTCCAGATAAGCCTATGTCTGGTAGTTTGATAATGTTACCCCCCTCTTGTCGCTTAGATATTGCAGGGGCGGCCCAGATGGCATTAGCTACCAACATTGCGTCCATGGCATCGACATTCTCTAATGAGATGATGGATTTCTATAATTTTTTCTATGATTTCTTCTACGGATTGGAATACGACCTTATTACTTTGGCAAGTCCTGCCGACGTACCTGTAGACCCTACTGTCAAAATGAATTTGGACGACGCCCAAACTTGGCGCAATGCTAATCGTATGGCGGTTGAAACAGTTGTTAAGCCGCAATTGCCTTATTACTATGCCCCTTTGTGTAACGTGGTATTGCCAAATATGTACCATAGTATTCAGGTAAATCAAGTAGAAAGCGATATCCCGACTCGGGTTACGGCTCTATGTACGGTAGACCCTAATATTACTAATTCTGCAGCATTGCGTTTGAATTACAGAGCACCTCAATCTATCCGGGAATCTATTGCCAGAGGTATACCTATTATTGGGCAAAAAGTAGCCAATGGTTCTAATGTGACCTTGAAAGAAACTAGCGGTCCGTCTTACGGTATCATGGGTAAATACGAATTAGGTAGAGGCATTAAACATAAGAAGATTCAGTTCCCTCAATGGCTTACACAAATAGTGGGCAGCTATTCTAAGGACAATTCCGTTCAAGAAGAACTATACCCAACCGCTGGAACCTTGGAGTATAAGAACATTATAGATTTGCATGATGCCTGGATTAACAGGTATGGCTACGCCAATACTGGCGTGAATAATAGCACTACACCTTCTTCAGCAAATATGAATCAATATAGGGACTCTTTAAACCCTTATGCTACACAGGAGTTAAATGCTATTAAGAATTTTGAACGTATTCTATTTGCTACTGCAGACTATGATTATACAAAGGAAATAACTCAATCTAAATCAGGAACTGTAGATGGAATTTTTAACCCTTATATAGTTCCAGGATACCCGATGGATATTATCAATCGTAGCCCTGAACAACCTAGTTTTCATGCTTTGTGTGGATCAGTGACTCACTCTATTACTCCCCGTAATATAGGAACAAGTATTAGTTTTATGTCGGCGACCTCTTATACTGAACTAAGTAATTATTTTACTCAACCTATTTCTCCCTGGTTACAAACTGCACTTAAAATGATCAATGTGCAACGAGGAACTACTAATGCTTCTAATAGCGATGTGCCGTTAGATGACCAACCAGCCCCTTTAGGATCAGCATATGCAACACATTAAGGATTACGTATAATGAGTGTTTCTACTACAACTCCAGCATCTTCAGCCAATCCAATGTTGGCCCCACTAGGGGACATTGCCCAAGGATTGCCTTTACAAAATCAAGTTATTGCCGGATCCCCTATAACTGCTGCCACTACGCCTATACCATCGGCTCCTTCTGCAAGTTCCCCTACTAATCCGTTGCCAACCGCTTCCGCTTCTGGACCTAGCACGACGGCACCTACTCCCCCGTCTTTAAGTTCTACTGCGGTTCCAGCTACTCCAACAGCATATCAATCTGGCGTACCTATTCAAGATTCTCAGAATAGTACCATGTATGGTTTAGCTCCTGACCCCAGTTATGATTCCAATTCAGGAGATGTTACCAACGTTGCTCAAACTCTGATAAATAATCCAAGGGCAATCATTGTTGCCGATCAATTTTATATGTCAGTATTTGGAGTCGGTGCAGCATACCCTCAGGATATGTATAATTTCACTAACGGTACAGCTAATGCAATCACCAGAACTGCGGGAGTATGGTCTTATGCCAATACCGGGAGACATTACACAAGTTCTACTACGGCAACACAAACAACCCAACCTCAACAAGTTGAGCCTTCAAATGGTGGGGAAAATAATAAGAATACAACGGGCGTGGGTAATTTGGCGTTAGTAGCTAGGCAAATTGAGAGTAAAGAAAGTATAGCTGCAAGATTTGGGATAAAATTCATAGATATGACTCCTAATAATTATAACGGTACTCAACAGCAATATGTTAATCAAGTATTAACTAACCAATCGTTATTGGAGCCAGGCGCAAGCCCATTCTTAGATTATCAAGAATTATCAGATTTTGTGAATAATGCTGTACCTAATAGTAATAGTGGAATAATAGTTAAACAAGTATGACTACATCAACAGTTTCTTCTTTAAGTGGCGGGGGGCAAAGTGCTAATTCAGGTGCCCTACCTGGAATGTCACGTTCTACAGCCATTCCCGCAAACATCAGTGAGGCAGGATTAATATCGCCCACATCTATAGCGGGGCAATGTTTCGTGTACCAACAATTCAGTAGTAAATTACAAGCTTTCATGATAGGGTATGTCAATTCTATCTATTCTAATTACTCTGTATTTAAATAGCAAGAATCTTAAAATAAGCCTATGGACTATAACCCTAATTCCTCTACCGCCAACTCAATCGTTGATCCCGAAGAACACGCTAAAACTCTAGCTGAAAAACAAGAGTTCTATAAAAGTCTTCGTGAAAATGATCAAAAGCTCTACGAAACTTGGAAAACTAACCCAAGCAAACATAATTTAGGTAATTTAATTGAAAGCCTGAGTGGACCTATTTACGCTGAAGTTCGTCGTCAATCAGGGACTTTACCGACAGTTGCGTTAGCTTCTGAAGCTAAAAAATGGGCATTCAAAGCCATACAAACATACGATCCTTCTAAAGGAGCTTCTCTGTCTACACATGTTCAAGGGTATTTGCAAAGAGTTAGGCGTACTAATTACAAATTTCAGAATGCAGTTCGCTTGCCAGAAAATATGCAATTGAAATTTAATGAGTACAATCATCAATTAGCTATGCTTACTGATGAATTAAACCGGGAACCTACTGATGAAGAGTTGGCAAACAGATTAGGATGGTCTAAACCTAAGACCATAAAATTTAAGAATTCGCTGTATGCCGACTTAATAGAATCCGGTACGGATAAGCCTAGTGAGGTAACTCAGTTTAGCGATAGCGTTATATTAATGGAACATTTAATGAGTAAGCTGGACCCTCAAGAAAAGTTTATATTGGAGAACTCGAAAGTTCTAAGTTCTACTGAACTGTCACGTCGCTTAGGGGTCAATTTGAATCGCCTCAATTATTTAAAATCCAAGCTTATAGATAAAATTAAAATGGTGAACAGAGACTCAGGATTGATGTAATGGCAGACCCGACATTAACACAAGCACAGACTAACAATAATCTGCTATCCACGTATTTTGATGCAATGAATAATTTTGTGTCAGATCCCACTGGAGCTACCTTGCCGCCTAATTGTTCAACTACCCTTATTAGTTTATTAGCATATTCTCAATTATTGGGAATGTCCCAGGCTCGTGCTTCTGATGCATCAAGTTTTCAAAATGGAGCAGCTATTGAAAACGTGAATAATGTAGTAGCTATTCAACGGGAATTCGCCCTACGCTCTAAGATTAAAAGTAATTTTTACGCTGATGCTTCTCAAGACTACCAAAATGACTCTAATTATTGGAATGCAATGTCTGCCTTTTATAACAGTATACTTATGGGCGTCATAACTACCGGAGAACCTCAATGAGTATTTCTAATATGCAGAGTTTATCAGCAGGCGCTACCCCTACTTTTGCTAGCAGATTAGGGACTAATTATAATTTACCTGCAGGAGCTACTTATGATATTTTACTAATAGGTTTTCCAGATGGATTCCCTAATAGCATGTTGACTTTTGAAATAGGTGATGACCCTAAGAAGATTACAGGCATACAGAAAGTTGCGCAAATATTTCTGAAGATATTGTTTACAGATATTGGCAGTAACGTTTTATACCCTAACCAAGGAACTAATTTTCAACGGTTAACGGTGAATGCCAATGTAGTTTCTAACGATACTGTATTTACTGCAGAGCTTGTTTCAGAGATAAATAGTGCTGTAAGCCAGACCAAAGGTATTTTAAATGGGGCTTCTACGGATTTGGCTTCTCAATTACAATCGGTTGATATCATAGGTATGGACGTATCTCAAGAAGCGGTACTGATGTATTTACGTTTGACTACGGTTGCTGGAGCATTTGCCCAAGTCGCTATACCATTCCCTCAACTTGATATGCCTTTGAACGGCAACAACTAAAAGGCTAAAATAAAAGCACATCAAAGGAAAGCCTAGCAACATGGATTTATATTCGATTATACCGGGAATTCAACCAACTCAACAGCAATTGTTGGAAGGGGAGCTGATGGCCGTGCAAATATTGCAAGCGGCTTATCCTGATTTAGATTTACGTATAGGAACGGGTCTAAGAGATACTTTAATACGTCCTGCGGGATTGGTATGTGCTACTGTAAAATTAGCCAGTGACTATTATTTTTCCCAGGCCGCAATAAGCAATATTACAGATAATAGCGATCCTAATTTAGTTAATACTATTTTGAGTAATTGGTTTGTCACTCGCAACACCGGCAGCCCGGCTGTTATCAGTGCTCGTTTATATTTTGCTATTCAGAAGCCCGTTACTATCAGTACTAACACATTCTTTTCCCCCGATAACGTTAATTTGTACTACCCGTCATCGAATCTTTCTTATACAGCTTCTGCGTTAACTTACGACTCGTCTTCTAGCGAATGGTACATAGACGTCCAACTTACTGCTGCTGCCGAAGGTACTCAGTACAATATCAGTTCGGGAAGTTTACTATATTTCAGTAGTTTTGACCCGTATTTCCTGCGGGCAGAAATAAATTACTTAGCTTCTATTAGCCAAGCATCTGAAAGCAATACCCAATTTGTAACTCGTGCCGGTAATTCTATATCGACACGTAATTTAATTAATAATCCATCCATATTAGCAAATTTAGGGGCGACGTTTAATTATCTGAACCAGATTCAGCCAATAGGGTTTGGGGATCCAGAAATGGTTCGTGACCAGATTATGGCTGTGTCTAATCCTTCAGCCCCAGTACTCTTAACAGCCTTGGTTAGTACAGGTACCACTGCCACAGCTACTCTAGCCAATCATGGATACTATTCTGGTCAACAAGTAGCCATTGTTGGATGTAATCCTTCTGGGTACAATGGCACTTATACTATTACAGTTTTGAGTAATACCCAATTTACCTTTACTCTAGCTAGTAGTCAAGGCGTTGTAATTAATCTACCTACTGTGACCGCAGTAAATAATCCGGTGCAGATACATAACGGAGGCAAAGTAGATGTATACTGCGGTAATAGTATTGCTTCTGCAGTTGTACAAGTCGAAACCGATCCCTTCGGTAATGTTCACTTGACAGGACCAATTTTTAGTTTTTCTAGAAGCCCTATTTCTGGAGGAGCTAGTGCGGATACTATACCTTTAGATAACATTTCTAGTGTTTCTAGTATAGTTTTTACGGGTAATTTAATTACCGCGACAACTTCGGTGCCACATAATTTTTCAGTAGGAGATTACGTAACGGTTACTGGTGCTACACAAAATCAGACTATAAGTTCCATAACTTGCTCCGGCCTAACTGTTACAGCAACTGTAAATAATCACGGTTTTCAAGTAGGTAATACTGTAGCTATTAGCGGAGTTACTCCGACCGGATATAACGGCCAATTTACTATTACTGGAACAACTATTAACACTTTCACTTACGTGGTTCCTGCCAATATTACATCTTCAGGTAGCGGAACAATGATAGCATCTGTGAACTTGGTTAATGGTACATTCCCCATCCTTACTGTAGGCAGTAGTACATTTACATATAATGCAATACAATCTTCTACTTTTGCCGTTTTAGGAACCATCACTGCTACGGCACCTATAGATTTTACTTGGTTCAATACTTATAACCAAACGAAAACTGTAACCTCTATTACAGGTAGTGGGAACACTATTACAGTAACTTTGCCTTTACATGGATATACTCTTGGCAGATCTGTACAAATTAGCAATTCGACCGTATCAGCTTTCAATGGCGTTTGGGTTATAACCGATATTATTAATCAAGGACAATTTTCTATTACAACTCCTACGACTGTAAGCGGAACTAGTACGGCAGGGACTATAACTAATGTGCAGCCTCAGTATGATTATGGTTTTAGCCAAAGTCAAGACATTACTGTTGAAATGGGATCCTCCAATGCTAATGGTACAGTTAGCTTTACTATTAACTATTTCCAGTACCTAGATAATGTTCAGTCCTATTTAAATAATGCGGTCAATAGGGTATTGTGTGCTAATTATTTGGCGAGGGGTTTTAATTTTTACTACTTGACTGTAAATATAGCGTCTTACGAAACTACGGCCCCGTCTAGCGTACTAGCTACTCAACTTGTACAAGGGTATTTAAATACTCTGGGGCCCGGAAGTATATTTATAATGAGTGACTTAGTTGCCTATTTAAGATATAATGGCATCATAAATATTCAGAATCCACCAGTAGTTACTTATATTTGTTATACAAGAGATTTATTAGCCCCTCAAACTGGCACAATTACAGATATACTAGATCCCAACGATAGAACCAGTATTTTCCTATTGAATAACGTAACTACTAGCACTATAAATATAAATACTAGCACAGGCGCAGTTTTGTAATAATATAAATGGCTCGATCAACATTCACAACCCTAGGTTTACCGATAGGGCAAAATAACACAAATATGGCATATCTGTATGGCATATCGGATTTCTTTTCCGTAATGTTTGCAGATAGTGACAAAATCAATTTGTTGCTCGAAGCCGATACTCAGATGTACTCTCAAGTGTATAGCCGATTTTTACAAATGACGGCTAATATAAGCCTTGAGAATATTCAGGAAACTTGTGGTCAAACACTTCGCCTTATTACTATAAATAATACCGACGCAGTGCCGGGGATGGTTAATACCTATTATCTGCCTGAGAACGTTGTTTCTGCTAGGTACATTGCTAACCTCCCTTTGCTGCCAAGCACTCTGCTAGAACAAAATGTAGATTTCGGTTTAACAGTAAATTCTAGCGGTCGTTATCAAATTACTTTTGCAGCTAACATGACTACGAATGGTTTCAGTAGTCGTTTGCTCAGCGATGGTTCAACTACGCAATATGCTCTTTGGTTTGTAGATACAGAAATTGATGAGTTGTGGATTTCGACTAATTTCGGGAACATGATAGGTATTAGTCCTCAGGAATCTACACAGGCTTTTAATAATTTCGTGTATGGCATGTATTACCTATACATCAATGGCCCAACCCTGGACTTGATGCGCAAGGGGTTAAACCTTGCATTAGGCTTGCCACTATCTAGGGGAACTGAAACTGTATTAGCTATTGAAACTTATCTTGAGACGGATTTGTATGTTGTTATTACTGACCAGAACCAGTACATCATCCCATACGGACTAACCCCTATCGTATCTGTAGGTCAGCAACTAACCTTATCTCAAGAATTGGCGGTATGGGTTGACGTACAGGATTACGAAAGTGATGGGGCTTGGTGGATTAACCTCATGATACCTGAAAGTATCATCCCCTCATTGCCTCCAGGACAGCCTAGTCGTTATGCTTTAGCTGGCTCACAATTCGATTACTTGATGAGAAATTATTTGAAGACCCATACGTTTCTCGTCAATGTTAATGTTACTACTTTTGAAGATCAGCAATTTTTTGAACAAATCGGTAATATTATACAAAGGGCAAAACCTACATATACATATGCTATTTACATATGGACGGTAGAGGATGATGAAACCCTGACATTCAGTGAAGATGTAACGTTGAACTTGCAGCAAAATCGCACTGAAAATGTAATGGATCCAATAGGCCGAATGATTCGTAACAATACTAGAGACCCTCTTTTCAGAGGAGATCCTTCATTTTTACGTTGGAATGTACCTATGTTTGTTACAAGGCTGTGTGGCACCGATACCTATACTAATGGTTTAACAGATTCTTTTAATGGCGGCGTTTTAACGGGATATGTTAATGGCGTAAGTCAATTTAGAACTAATACTGAAGTTGAGCGGGCTTGGCTAAGAACCGTTATGGATCGGGGCAATGAAATATACACTGGTTTACGTAGTCGGGTAGGCTTTTACAGAAGTATTAATAATCCTACAGACTTTGCATATAACTACGATGGCGTCCCTAGTCAATGTGTTGCTCAAATGGCTGGGGTGGGTGCTAATTTGCGCATTATTCCTTTATATATAACCACCCAACAAGATATTGCTAGTAAATTTAATAGTTTATTATTGACTCCTCCGACGCTAACGCAATGGTCATTTACTTTTCTTTACCCTACTGCAGCTTCGGATTCTATCGATTCGTTTGCTATTAACTCTAATGTTTACGGAGTCGGTAATCCGAGCCAAACTCTAGCAGAGAATTTTGAATTGGCGTTCTTCAGGGGCTCCGAAGTAGAATATCTGTATAGCTTTATGCCTCCTCAACAATCCTGGAGAAGTTGGGCTCCTCCAAATTCTTCTTACGTAAATCCTGGAGATTACATATTGGGAATTCGTATTTACGGTAACGTTGTGGGTATGTATTGGGTGACGAATAATTTTCTGGTTCAACCAGATTGGTATCTACCTGTTAGTGATCCCGATCCTTTGAATATACAATTAACTGCCACTATTAGTCGAGGTTTAGGACCTATGGGATCACCATTTTACATGCTTAGAGGCAGAGGATATTCAGGAAATTCTCAAGATGATCAAGAAATTGATGGCGATGAAATTGATGGTCCGGTATTCAATTCAACTATTGTAGTTAGTAACCCGTATTCAGATACTTTAAATACTACGCCTACTTCGTTTACACGCGGGTCTAATTTACCTGCTATACTACATCAAATGGAATTGAATTAACTTAAAATATAGACATGGAAATTACAAGCAAACTGCCTTTAAAAGGCCATTTAAGTATATACAAGAAGTACAAAAACGGTACTGAGGAAACTGTTTTCACCGAGGAACCTAACCTCATTACTTTGGCTGCAAAGAATGTGGTGTTACAATCGGTTTACAGTAACACTTTGACTGCTGATCCGGTAAATACTCTTCAAGTAGGAACTGGCGGAACAATTGATCCGGCGGGGCTTTATCCTAAATCACCTACTAATTTAGCATCAGCATTGTATGCATACCTATTAAGTGTACCAACTTCGTATACTACGAACACTTCCGTGCCCTCCGTAACTTTCTTAGCTACTCTGGATGAAGGTACCGGCAATGGCTCACTTATTAATGAAGCAGGATTGTTTAAAACTTCTGGATTGATGTTTAATATCAAGACTTTTCCGGGTATACCAAAAACCTCTGAATTTTCTTTGTACTTTAACTGGACTATACAGATAGCTTAACAGAGACGAGGAAAGAGGTATATGAGTAGTTCATTACAAATAGTAGAAAATATAGGATCAGATGGAACTTGGCAAATAACTGCTAGTTTATTGCCCGGAGGGACTTTACCTCGGGATATTTTTACTTGGACCAATACCGGTACTTCAGAATTAGGACAATATCAAGGCGTTTGTAATTTACAAGAATACCAACGATTCCAAACCTTTTCTGGAACTCCGGTTACCCCCGTATTTGGAAATCGTTTTGTAAAATATACTAAAGGTGTAATATCTAATATACCTTCTTCTAAATTAACGCAGGTCAAAAATTGTATAATTGCTGAAGTTCAAGCTTTAAGCTCAGCTTTTGAAACTGCTGGAACCAATACTACAATAACTAACATAACGTAACCATGACTATTTATCAACAATTATACGCCAATAATGCTTCGACTACGGTTGCTAATGCTGTAGGTTCCACAGACACCTCTATTACCGTAACAAGTTCGGTTGGATTTCCTTCCCCGGGAACCGGCCAATTCTTTTTAGCTACGTTAGTCTATGCGGGCTTAACTGAAATTATAGCAGTTACTGCTGTTTCGGGTAATGTTTTCTCTGGTATTTTAAGGGCTCAAGAGAATACTTCTCCAAGTAGTTTTCCAGTTGGCGCTGTTATAGAATGCCGGGTTACTGCTGGTACATTAGCAGGGTTTGCAAGGTACATTGATCGTTTATACGATGTTTCTAGCGTAGACGTGCTAAGCCCACCTTCAATCAGCAATGCTAATTCGTATATTTGCCATACTAACGACGATGGCGGCAACCCCATTATTGCATTCAAAAATACTAGCTCCTTGTGGAGTTTTTCAAGTCATACTACCACTAAATACACTGGAACAATAACAGGAGTGGCTTCGTTCAGCATCACGGCTGCAACTGGAACTACTTTGGGAACAGCTATTCCCGGGGAATACATTATTCAATTTACAACTGGGGTATGTACTGGGTATTGCCGTATGGTCAGTTCTACGGCTACAAACACTATTTCGTGGTCAACAGTATTGCCATTTGTGCCTAGCGTTGGCGACCAATTTGAAATCTTACAAAGTAATAATTCTCTGTTTACACAGATTTTGGCGGAAGTCACTTCACCCCCATCTGATCCTACAAAGATTAACGTAAACAACGGCACTGCCACCGGGCTGTTAGCAGTCAATCAAATTTCTATGGTCAACCAAATAGATGTTAAAAACACTATTTCCGCTAATACTGCTTCCACTACTTTAGATTGGTCAGTAGCAGGTGCCTATAAAGTTACTATTGCTGCCAATACTACCTTCTCATTTACCAATGTGCCTACGGGTAATAACATTTTCTCGTTTACGGTTATAACTGTAAATAATTCTACTCCGGGATATTCTGTTGCATGGCCTACTAATTGTAAATATGCCGGAGGCATTCTCCCTCCGCGTACTACTACTGCTAATGCTATGGATGTGTGGACTGGGTATACTGATGATGGTGGTACTACGTTCGTAATGAGCTTAGCTATTGCTAATGCTCAATAATTGGAAGAGGAGGCTTAATGGCTATTGCAAAACTTCTACGTAGGGAGAGAACTAATCCACCAACTGTGGGTACCGTGTATTTTTATTCAAATAGTACGTATGTTCCCGTTTACGGTAAAACTAAATTTCTAGTAGGTGGAACGGGGGCTCCAGGAGGAGCAAATACCGGGGGAGAGTATTTGTACACTACTCCTTCAACAGGAGGTAATCTAGAGTACACTCCTATTGTTCCTCCACAATTGATTTCGTATACTCCTGCGGTGTATAGCACAACTGTAAGTATTCAATACCAAATATGGGGACGTAATCCTAGCTTAGCGGTTAACGGAGTTAATACTTCCCCGTTTGTGTTGTTTGCGTATCCGCCATCTTTAACCTATACTTATGAAACTTATAACACCAGTCAGGACATAACTAATTCCACCCCGTCCCCTCTGGAGTCGTTTCCTATTACCCCGTTTACAGATTCTAGGTATCCGGGAGTTACATTCTATTTCTATGAAACTTGGGGAACTTACGTTTCAACCTTGGTAACTCCTGCAAAAGCTGTATACTCTCCGCAAACCGGAGGGGAACCTTACTACACCCCTATTGTGCCTGGGGTTGCAGTGTATTCCCCAATTGTTGTTGGACCTCCTAGTTCTTCAGTGACTGTGCTTGGGGTTAATTTCCCTGGAACTACTGGGGGACAACCTGGAGTTACGGTACAACCTACTCCCGTAGCTATTTCTTATACACCTACTGGAGTTGCTATAAACGTTCCGCCAGGAGGGGCAGTAACCATTACCAATGTACAGAGCTATTAATGCCTCAAACAATTTATTACTTAATAGATAAAGCAGAAAAGAAAATTTTGCAGATCGGCCCTTTACCCCAAACTTGGGAAAACATCTCAGGTTTGAATGAAGGCATGGGGGAGGCTTTATCCGACTTGAGCTGGGCAGGCCATGTAAATAAAGGATTTCTTACAGAGCCACAAGCTTTAGAAGTAGGAATATCGGCCGATGATATAGATGTTTGCAAGAACGGGTTGAAAGACATGGTTTGGCAAGAGGTTAGACAATTCCGTAATAACTTGATAAGCCAAATACGGTGGAGAGTTGAGAGGCACTATGACGAGCTCGCTTTAGGGTTAAATGTTACGGAAAACGTAGTCCCAATTTTACAATATATTCAAGCATTAAGAGATATTACGAAACAGGCGGATCCCATGAATTTGGTATGGCCGGAAATACCTGCCTAGTTTAAAATAAATGTATATTTTGAAAAAGGGTAGTAAATGACAGAACCGGCATCTATCTCAGTAGCAGCATATTTCTCTGCTACTAAAATCTGGTCTATTTTCTCAGGAATCGCCGGAAGTATTGTGCCCATATTAGCCTTAGCTGATAAAGGGCGAATTACATTTTTACACGCTTTATCTATGGCTGTAACAGGGGCTTCATTAAGCATATTCGTGGGCCCCTATCTGGCCCAACGTTTTAACATCACCGGTATAGAAGGTGTTGTAGCATTATCTTGGTTCTTAGGAACTTTTGGAGTCGCAATACTAAAAAGCGTTTTCCAATTTCTGGAAAAGCGTGGAGTATCTACGTTGGATAGGATAGTAGATAGGGCAATTGGGCCTGAACAAACTAAACACTCGGATTCTAATAAAGATGAGCATTCTAACTAACGTTATATCCATATTAAGTAATGGAAATTTATTTAAAGATTTTGCAACATTTGCTATTCTAGGATGTGTTTCACTAGGATCAGCAATAGATCTTTGTAGATCTAGGCAGATAGTAGATATATTTTGTAAGTATATATTTTCATTGCTAAGTATAGGATTTCTAGGATCAGCAACTCTTATGGTATCCGATTTACCTATATACCTATCTAGCGCGTTATCAATAGATTTTATCTTTTTAGCAGTAATAGTCTTTAGTTTAAGCATGAGCCTTCATGATTTCCTTCACCAATATTGGGTAGGTACGTGGAAGCCTAAAACAGTAGAAAGAGCAGCATGACTGAAATGCAATATACTCAGTCGGGTGAAAATCTGACGGAACAATTCGAAGGACTTCGTCTTTCAGCCTATTTGGATTCGGTAGGCGTCCCCACTATTGGGTATGGCCATACTAAGGGTGTCAGCATGGGCATGACCTGCACCCAAGACCAAGCCAATCAATGGCTCCTGGAAGACGTTCAAACGGCCGTAAACGCCGTCAATCGCTTAGTTACAATCCAGCTTACCCAAAACGAATTTAACGCCCTGGTGGACTTCGTATTCAATCTGGGGGAAGGTAATTTTGAATCCTCGACTTTACTTAAAGACCTTAACGCGGGAAATTTTGAGGCTTGCATTGAGCAATTTCAGGTCTGGGACCATGCTGGCGGCAAGGAAGTGGCAGGTCTTTTACGTAGACGTTTAGCAGAAGCTGGCGAATTTAGTACCCCGGACTCCGCAAATGCTTAATAGTATAATTGCGTTTTTAGCACCTTTGACAGTTATGGAAAAACTCCCAGTATTCCTCCTATTGGGGATACTAGTTTTTTTATGGGCTATTTACCGTGCTCATAAAGGCAATAATCTATTTGATGCAAAAGACTTCCTAATGGACCCAGTAACTAATAGGGCTAGTCTTTATAAGTTAGGTCAGTTGGTAGCAATGCTCGTTACAAGTTTCGGTTTTATTTACCTAATAATGCATAACGGTTTAACTGAGATGTATTTCGGTATATACGCAGGGCTGTGGGGTGGATTAAATTCTGTCAATAAAGGAATAGATACTTTCAATAAGAGAGTTGACAGTAGCGGCGCGGCAGGAGATAATAGTACCTTAAAATGAAAAGGAATCTATTACAATGACTACTGAAAATGCTGTTATCCATTTGACTATCGAAGAAGTTGCCCGAGTTGCACATAATGTAAATAGATCTTACTGCGAATCTATTGGAGATGTAAGTCAAGTTACTTGGGAATCAGCTCCAGAATGGCAAAAACACTCTGCTAAACAAGGAGTTAAATTTTGTTTAAACAATCCTGAAGCCCCTCCATCAGCTAATCACGATTCGTGGTTGGCAGTTAAACAAGCAGAAGGTTGGACTTATGGGGATGTTAAAGATGAAGAAAAGAGAACCCATCCTTGTTGCGTACCTTACGACGAGCTACCTCCTGAACAAAAATCCAAAGACTATCTGTTTAAAGCCGTAGTCGGAGCTTTGAAAAGATACACTGCTGAGGGCAGATATCAAGAGCTTGAAATGGCTAAAGCAAAAGCCGAAGAAGACCGTAAAACTTATGAAGAAGCTAAAAAAAGAGAAGCTGTTGCTAAAGCAGAAGTGGATAGACTAATGGCAGCGGCAGAAGCAACAAACGAATAATGAATAAAACACGAAGTCGAAGGCGATTGCCAAAAGACATGAGAAATCTAATCTTGGCAATCGCTTTTATTATATTAGGTGGAACAGGGGCAAAACAAAGAATATGACTTTTTATTTACAAAACTTTAATGTAGAAATTCAAGAGGAGTCAGATTTCTCTACTCAATTTATCTACAATGATCCTTCCACCAGTTTACCTATGAATCTTACTGGTTACAGGGCGGAAATACAAGTTCGCAACATGTATGCAGGCGTTAACGATCCCGGTACAAAACTCACATATACCAGTGGTCCCGATGGAGGATTAGTTCTAGGAGCCGCTCAGGGCACCATTGACTGGTACGTAGCGTATTCGGATACTCAAAACACTAATTGGCATCAAGGCATATACAATTTAGTTTTAATTGCCCCTAACAGTGCCAGAATTATGTTAGCTAAAGGGTTTTTTACAATTATCCGCTCTTCAACTAGATTAGCTAATACAGAATTACCAGATATTTACAACAGCACTACCAACCCTGGCTACCCTAACAATTTGGGTGCTGGCGGACTTTCAACTTCGGATTAATTATGTCGTTATTGGGAATGGTTCGGTTGGGAGATAGTAGCAGTCATGGAGGGGTTATGATAACAGCCACCGGGTTAGGGAAAGCTAATGGGGAAGCTATTTGCGTTTCTGGCAATCTTCACCAGTGCCCAATTTCAGGCCACGGCACTACTGCAGTTACCTCTACTTCATCTGCTACTAAAACAAACGATGAGTATGTGCTAAGAGTGGGTGACGTAGCAGGTTGTGGGGCAGTAATTACCGGCGGTAGTTCAAATGTTCTTAGTGATTAAGCTAAAAAAGACTGTGCCTAGCCTAGCAAAGTCTTTCTTATCATGCTAACTCTTTAATACCTGTTTCAATTCTGAAACGCCAGAAACTAATTTACCCGCCTTACCCATAATTTCATCAATAAGATTTGGTTGAGCTGCGGAACTACTAGTATTTTTTAACTGTTCCAGGTGTTTCATGTTCAAGACCTCGCTAGAGGATGAAATTTTCAAAGACCCGGCTAGGTCAGGGTGAGTCAAATTTGTTATAAAAACCTCCGCATCAAGATCGTCACTCCACAGAGATTCAGTATCTACATCAAGTTCAAGCAACAGCTTTTTTCGGTTCATTTTTATAGTTCCAAATATCTTCCAGCTTTGCGTAAATGTCTTCTTTAAAAGACGGTGAATCTACGTCCAGGGAGTTGACTATAATCGTCAAATGATCGTTATCTTCTTCTGGATACCACGTAGATTTGTAAGAGGCAGTATCTGTTTTGTATCCATGATCTTGTCGGAACCGGTTCAAAGTGTTTTTACCGATATACCCTTTATATAGGTCATCCCAAGAAACGTCAAAAGCACGGAGCGAAAGATAGAATCCCCCAAGTATGTGGCCGACACCTCCTGAAGGGCTCTTTTCTCCATCCAGACCTGCCGCACCTTCTACAATAAATCGTAGCGCTCTTTTTTGGAAATCAAGTTTGTCAAATTTAAACAGTGATTCATTAAAAGATTCCGAAAATTCAATAACGTCTTTAACAAAACTGTAAAGGGAATCGTACCCTTTATCCTGTTTAATCAAGTCTTCTTTGGACATAATCTCACTTAAGAGGAAATGCCAAATATCTATCAATTCCAGTTTAACGGCTTCGTAGTTAATAGGACTACCTTGATTCTTCCACCATTCAAATTTCAAATGGCCAAAAGCCTCTGCAGCCTCGGTCCAGATAGCATCTTTCCAGGCATAATTTTGACTACGCCAGTCTTTAATGACCCTACTGTTCATGGCTTCTTGCATAGCCACCATTTCTTCAAATTTAGATTGTGTTAGCGTTGTCATTAGTTAGTTCCTTTTGTACTTGTTCTTCGATAGAGGCCAGTGTGGCTTTGATGTCAATAATGAGCATTCCTAACTTATTCAAAGCTAGGTGCTGTTTACCGACAATACGGTTGTGTAATGTTAAAACGTCCAGGGATCTTTTAGCTTCGACCAGGATATTTTCCAAACGCCATTTCACTTCCGAAAAAGGGGCTTTAGGGAAGATATTTCTGTTAATACCGGAAACGTTTTGACCCAGATTTTCTATAGGTCTTGAGTCGAATGTTACTCCCGGGATAAAGGGTTCGTATACAACATTTAGGTTTTCGTTTATCATTTCAAATCCGATATGTTAACTTGAAAAGTATCTGCATCTTCATCGTCCTAGGGACGGACCGTAACCGTATCACCATCAATGGCTGTTACGACGAAGGCATGATCGTTATTTCCTGCTATGACTATGCTGCCAACGCTGAGATGCTCTCGCCAATTAGGATCACCTCTCACGTTTTTCTCCTGGCAGCATTACTGCTTTCACATTCCCCCAGCAAAGCTGCGTACGCACCCATATCCACATAATCATCACGGTTATAAGAGCCTTGTTGGCCTCGCACCATCTTTAAAATGATCATGAAGCTCCAGCCTTCTGCTTCTGTCAATTCTAACCCGGTGAGAGCATTGAAAACCCTGACGATAGTTGCCATACTACGCTCCCCCTCCTCCACCTTGTCACGGAGAGCAGCACGGGCCTTCATCGTAGTTACAGCTTCTTCAAGGAAAGTATGTGCTGGTTCGGGATCTAAGGCGGTTTTTGTAATAACCGCTTTTTCGATGGCAGTTTTGATAATATCGCTGAGAGGAGTCTTATCCTCATTAAAAATAGGGAAGTCTGAAGTGCCTGGAACTCTACGATTTAGATCCCAGTCAGTATCCCATTTCTGCGTAGAAAAACATTCCTGGTGCATATCGGAGGGGGTCCAACGCGCATTAAGACCTGGCATACCACAGCTAAGTTGCCCAAAAATTAGTGGTTGTTTTTCAAATTGTTCGTGTTTTTCTGTCATGTTGTTCTAATAATTCTTTTAGTCTATTTCTCAATTTCAATTGTAACGGCTTAACCGTTATTTCTCTTACAATAGCTCGTTGTATTTCTTGCCCAGTATCCTTACAATAATAGCATGAATACTTACGGTACGCTAAACCCTCTTCGCTGCTATCACAATGCTGACACTTCACCCAATTCCCCTGCTAGAATTTTTATAAGAGTTGGTAAATCTGTTTTGAATCCGCTAGCGTTTTGATGGCCCCCGCCCCCAAATCGTTGTGCAATTTTGGATACATCCATTACCCCTACCGAACGTAAAGAGAACAGTATTTCATCTTTTGGAGTGATACAGTACGTAGCAGCAAAATCTACGTTCAAATCCTTGCTTTCACAAATAGCATTACATATTTCTGAGCTGAGTTCCCCCGTGTTACAAATTCCAATTTCGTACCCAAGGAACTTGATTATCTTAATCTTGGATTTAAGTGCTGCTTTGATTTTTTGCTGATTCGATTGCTCCAGAACGGTGCCTGCCGCCTCTAGCTTATCAAGGGTCCACAGAGGTTCTGCCGGTAATTTTGCCCCTTTATCAGCTATAACAACGTCGTTCCATAGTAGCATATCCCCTTCCATAAGAGGAATAGCCATGTTTATTTCTTTAGTTCCAGGAATGTTAAACTTCCACAAATCCCGATCTTGGATATGCAGTAACAGTTTAGGCACTTCTGTGTTGGGGTGGAAGAACTCCCACGACAAAACCGCTCCGCTTTTTTGCATATTGAAATAAGCTCCGGGGAAGCCCCTTAGAGCCTCTTCTGCGGTCTTATGGTGGTCTAGTATTGTGATACTGTGTCCAGAGGCTTGTAGGCCCTCTAAAACGTTCCTAGGGTAGCTGAAATCCAGGATGAAAATTTTGGAATTTGGCTCTAACTCGGGAACAGGTTGGTTGTAATTTACGGGAATGTATTCAGCATTGTTTTTAAATTTCGCCCATGCTGCATAACGTGCTCCCGAACCATCAAGGCAATGAGAATGGTATAAAATATATGTTTTACTCATCTCTACTTTCTATTCAACATTTAATTAAAATCCGCGAACACATCTTCACCAGGAATGAAATCATTGTCTAAACAATATTTTGACCATATAGGCCTTTTCTCATCTACTCTACCCTCTTTAGGTACAAATAGGACAAGAAATAAATATGGCTTATCCCCATCATCTGGAACAAGTTCATCCTGAAGCTCCTTAGGGAAATCCTTAAAGCTTAAAAATCTGCGTTCGCGTTTTGTCATTTATCGTTATTTTTCTATAAGAATATACTCTCCAGGAGAGAAGTCTGCTTCTTTGCAAACGTTATTCCACTCTGGATTATTCTCGACTTCTTTGATGCTTTTAGGCACTTTTACCCAAAAAAGAGGTTCACCTTTTGGCCATATCTCGTCAAGTACTGCTTGAGATAATTCATTCAACTTTATAACTTTCGTTGTTATCGTTTTGAACTTCATGATAGAGATACCTCCTAATTCTCTTGTACCAAAAAAGAAAGGGTTGTTGAAACCCCTACCCTTTCTCTTGGTAATACTTACCATCCTGCTTTTGGATATTCCAAATACACCTGAACTTGTTTACGTAACTCATTGGTCATGCTCTTCTGCCTATCCGTATTTCTAGAAAGGCGAATAAACCAACGCCAACCATCTTTGCAAACACGCCTAATATCATGGTAATTACCTACAATCTTGCCAGTTTCCGTATCTACTACAGGACCGCTTTTAATAATCTCCCAATACCCATAATCATGGATATGGAAAAATCGTTTGAAAAACAGTTTAAACCAATAAATCATTTTTACCCCTTAAGGCAAGTTTTATGACTTAATATGTGTTTGAATGCCTTGTAGAATAACAGAGAATTCATCACGAATAGCTGAGCCGGCAGAACGGATCGTAGTTAGTTGATCCGCAAGTTTTTGCTTGGCAGTAGCTAAATCTTTCTCCAATTGCTGAATATCCCCAGCCATGCTGTCTGTGGCACCATTACTAGTATCAGTTACAAGTTTATTCAGAGTAGAGATAAAATCCTGACCCGACGCGGCCAGAGTTTGACCATCCATCTTCAGGAAATCCGCCGCAGCTAAAAACTTAGCCTCAGTGTCTTTAACACGAGGGAGATTGCTAACAGTTTCTATGAATTTGTGAATCCCTGCAAGATTAGGGTCTGTAGCCAATTGAGTTTCGATGTCTGAACGAATCTCAGCCAAATCCTTAACGGTTTTTTGAGCCGATACCTTGGCCGTAACTACGTTCTCTTCAGTAGGTGCTGTTACGACATTAATTGCATTTTGTTTCAAAGCGTCAACATCTGTAAAGACTTCGTCCGCTTGTTGTTTTATTTGTGATTCCACTTGTTTTACTTCCTGTACGTTAATTCCGCCAATCCAAACCAATAGTTTTTGAAACCAATTCATTTATTTCTCCCAGGTAAAAATGGGGCTCTGCGGCCCCTGTGTTTCTATTTTAAAGCTCATTAGGTACATTGAAAGGGGTTTTCTTAGATTTCTGACAGAAACCTAATCCAGGCTGCCCCTTCAGTTCACTAAGTTCACGCTCCAGAATTCCAACTTTCAAACGTAGATCACGAATAGTACTTTCGTAATGTTCTCTGGTCAAAGGCTCTGATTCAGCTATCTCCAAGACGTTAAACATTATCTACTCCCTAGGATTTTGATAAAGTTCCGCGACACTCCTTCCTCACTGCCCCACATTTTTCACAGTATTTTGCCTTTATAAATCTCTCTATGGAATTGGAATAATACAAGAAGCCCCATCGAGACCATCTATGATAGCAGAATTTGAAAAGTTTGAACACGACGGGTTAGTTCCCTAATAATTCCGGCAAAATTGGGGGGAACTTATCTTTTTCAGATTCTTTTAAAAAGGAATCCGGGTTTTCTTTGATATATTCCGTCATTCGGAAGTCCACACTATGAAAGAGGGCGTGGCCAACTACGTAATTTTCCGCACATCTTTCACATAGAGAATTGAAGGAAATTGCCAGATCTTTCTTTTCGCATTCTCGTGCATTGATATCCTGAATGTATAGGTGAGGAGAAGTTTCGTTCCTGTCATACCTGAAAGGCTTATGACCTAATAATTTGCAAAGAATGCTCATAGCAAGCCTAGTTCCCGTTGAATTTCCAGATTGCGTTTTTGCAACACTTGGGTTGGAGTATTTTGACAGAACCAGTATCCTCGACCCAACCTTTCGTTGCAGATATCGTCTTCGAGCTTATACAATTCTTTATAAAGATCAATTTGATATCGGTTCATAATTCCGGGATTGAAAGTCTTACCTCGAATTCTAGCATATTCCTTGAGAAACTCTATTTCTTGTGGAGTAAACTCAGTAGGGGCGGAGATACCCCCAGGTTCCCTCATCTCTCCTAGAAGAGTATCTGGGGCGTCAAAATCCCTTACTTTCGCTGTTGCCACTATATACAACGAGGCGATAACCATAAAGGCCACGATGCCCATAACCGTCCAGCCCATTTGACTTGCTGTGATAATCATTTGATTCTCCTTAGCTTGCGTTTGAATTGATATTTATCATAAGCCTCTTCGACAGCAGAGGCAGTCACTGCAATTGCCAACAACAACATCAAATTAACACCGTAGAAAAATGCTCGCATGTTACACCCCTCTTACTAATGAACCGTTTGAGCTTTGATAGCGGCTAACTCTTTATCCTTATCTTGAATTTTCTTCAATAGGATTCGAGCCGAAGACCTTTCAGATTCAGGCCAATTCACATCATTGACAATGTGTTCCAGCCATTTTTTAGCTGTTCTAGTTGACGCCTCGAATTCTTGCTGATCAATAAGCGCCTGCGTGTGTACCGGTTTTTGTTTTTGAGTTGTATTCATAGACTACCCCGTTTGCATTACCCATTCCCCGCTTATATACTTCTTACAAAATAAAAAGCCATGTAAAAACATGGCTCCTCTACATTACTTATACCAAAAATTAGGCTATGGTTGAATTATTAACTACGGATTTTTCGCCCGGCCATAGCTTTTTGACACCCTCGTATATAGTTCCCCCAAGATGCCATTCTATAGGATCAATATCTTTCCTAAAAGAACCTGGGGGTTGCTGTAAATCCACCCTGGCTAAAAAAGGAGGAACGTAGTCGAATCCTATAATGTCTGGAACGAAAGGAACTGCATCTTCTCCGTTTATAGTAGACAAGACTTGGCCTATCATTTTATCGGCTAATCTGGCTGCTAGGAAGTCCGCGCCTTTCTGGTAGCAAAACTTAGGGCATTCAAATAAGAACAGTTGAGACACTATCATCGAATCTAAGTTAAAAAGAGCAGCTAAACATCCGGCTATAGCTGCTCCTCTTGAATGCCCCGTGATTACTATATTTTTACACCATATCAACGGTTTCACTTGCTCATAAATAGCTTGAGCAGGCTTAAAGAAGCCACTGTGCATTTTACCTAACACCGGATTGTCAACTGGGAAAATCTCCAAATTATCTTTCCACATGGCTTTAGTTTCTGATCCTGCAATGCAGATGACGATATCGTCTCCTACCACTTTTAATCCTATGACATCATCTTCAACACGCAGAATCTGGTCAAAAATATTCGGAGTTATAGGGTCATAAATAGCAATGCAGGCCAACCATGCAGCATCGGTGTTAGGTATCATGATTACTTACTTGTCGAAGGGGCCGCTGTCACACCAGGAGTTGTAGGAACCAAAGGTGTCGCCAACGAAGCCGATGTTGCGGCAGGGGTTGGAACAATAACAACGTTTGCGGCGGGGTCTGCTGCCAATACTGCCTGTAATGTGCCATTGAGCAAATTCAATGCAATCAAGGCATTGCTCTTATCCGCAGCATTCAAACTGGAATTTTGAATCAAGGATTGTGCTACTGGGTAGCCAGTAGTTGCCAAGGACTGCAGATTGCTAATATTCACAGTACCTGTTGCAGCACAAGCTGCGGTTACAATTGGCTGTAGCTTAGTTTGAATTGCCGCCTTGTCGGATGCAGAAATGTCAGTTAACTGTTGCAAAGCCGCCAAATCGGAATTAACGATAGGACAAACAATAGCTGCGATTTGTGCAGGGGTTTGAGGGGTACCGTTAATAGTTACAGGGGTTGTGCAGGCTGCTAGGCCGATCATTGTTGCCAAAACTAAAAGTGTTTTCTTGATAGTCATTTTTATGGAACTTTCTTGGTTATTTGTTGAACTGTTATTGCAGTATCATCTACTGCTTTTGCCACATCTGAAACTGAACTTGTTGCAGCTGTAATACTTGCTGCCGAGTTTATTTGACTTTCTTTTAAATCAATTACAAAAGTATCCCCATTCTTTTGGATATGTGCCGTAACCGCCCCTTCATTTTTGCCGGATATTACGTTTACCATGCAGCAAATTTCAGTCCCCGTTTCGTCTTTGAACGGTTTAATCTCATATTGAGATATGCCTGCGTATAAGTTGACGCATCCAGTTAAAAGAACTAATGATGAAAGAGCAATTATAGATTTCATATTATAGCAAAGGGTTATTTGACGGAGTAGGGGTCGGGGTTGTAGTACCTGTATTTGTACCTGCTCCGGTCCCGCCTACTGGGTTAGCTGTACAATACGCAGCAATAGCGCTAATCAGTCCTGTAGCCCAGGTTGCTGCAGCAGCGTTAGTCGGGTCAATTGAAATGTTAAAGTTGATCATGTGTTAATATTTTCCTTGTATTATATAATATTTTAACTGCTTTGTCCGCCAAAAGTAATTATAGGAGTTTGGCTCTCCAAAATCGTGAAAGGCATGTCATCAATCCATACATCTATCCTAATGCCTTGGGAATACATATATTTCTCTTTAGCCACTCTGCTGGTACAATAAATGCCATCTACTTTATTTTGTAATTGCAAATAGACCTCTGCAGATTCTCCAGGCTTTCGCCAAGTTACTAAATAAACTTTATGACCTTTACGTCGCATCAGCTCAATAAATTCATCCCAAGCAGAAGGATCCCGAGTGTACGTATCGTCATAGTCAAGACTAAGATTCAATTTATATCCTTTTAAAAACTAAAAAAACAGGGTGATTGAAAAGATTTTTTATATCTTCAATTGCGTACCGATTTCGCATTAACCCTGGGTATTAATAATCAAATTTTCAAGTTTTACTCGTGGAGATGTCATCCCCAGTCCGTAGGCCTTGCAAAGGGTTCGAGTCGACAATCGGAGACGAGAACTCCTTGAAAAGGCTATAATATGTGTGAACAGTAACTATTCACTGATACTAATACAACAATGATACTAAAACTTGAATCGCAACAACTATAAGCTTTACTCGTGGCATCTGGGAGACGTGTACTGGGCCCGCGGATCCTAAATTATTATAAGTAAGGTATACTTATAATTCTGGTGCCCTGTCGTCTCCGCCTAATACCACTTTGGTACGTGCGTAGCACAAAATGTTAGGAAAAAGTAACTAATTCCCAGTCAGCGCGACTGACTTCTGACTTCAAAATACTAAAGCTTAAAACTTAAAACTATACCTTTACTCGATGGGCTCACCCCCATCTCCTGGTTATACGGGAGTGACAGAGCGTCGGCCGCAAAGTCCTGAACGAAGCGATAAGCGTAGTCAGGACTTTGTTGCCGGAGCGATGTCACGCAGTATAACAAGTATACACTGAAAAGTATCTAATCAGTTGCAAATTTAATGCCTTGCTATGAATACTAAAGGTATTTAACTTAATCTCATGCGCGTTACGTCTCCAGGATCCAGGATTCATTTAAAGGGCTTTAAATGGTCCCACCTGAGGACTCTAGATTCATGTCCTTTTCTTTTCCTTGGCCACCGGCCGAGGGGACGTTATGCCAATTGTTACAATTGGCCGACCGTTCTACAATCTCATTTTCGATAGCAAAGAAGGTCTTAATACATTAAGTCATGAAGGATTGAAGGGAGTCTCAATCCAATACAAATTACGAGTCACTCGATGATTCGTTGGAGCGCCTGGCCGCCGGCACAATACTAGTTCAGCTGCAGCTCCAGCCAGGATCCGTGGAAGTCCACTGGTTCTACTCACCATCTGGGAGAAAATTAAAGAAGGAAGTTGCTGCCTTCATTAGTTTTATACTAAATACTGATCTCGTGGGAGCCTTCTGAAAGGGTGGCTCCGAACCCTAATACTTTCTTAAGTCAACATAGCTGACCTGCTTTGCAACAAGGCACAGGGATTTTTATTGCCAAACCAGGCCTTTGTTATAAGGTCCTGTTCTTCCCAATCCGGTAATGGAATTGGGTTTGGATTGTCTTTGGTGTATAAAAATTTTCCTGCGTTGTCTTGAAGAATTGCAAAACCTTCTTCATATTCCGTTACGTTAATAATCTCTGCACCTATCTTCATCGATGTTCTCCCGTGAAATTAACGTTACAAGTTTACCGCTACTACTTTATTGCTTAACGAAATTGAGACGTGTCTTCATCAAATCGTCAACTGATACTCCAGCAAATAGTGCCGCTTTGGCAGTAGTTCCGAATTGTGGACTGTAGCCAAGTTTTTGAAGGTGGTGACGTTGAATACGGCGAAGAGTAGATTCACTAACACCAATATGTGCTGCGAAATCACGCTGATTCAAGCCGACTGCATATTGCAGTTTAACCACATTCTGAACAAAAATATGTCCCATTTTGACCAAATTGAAGCTACTCATTATTTTCTCTTTTAATTTTAATTTGTTATGTGTGTTGCTTTAGCTAAAGAAACAGGCATTTATCCCTGCAACAACCTTATACCAAGGATTTATGAAATATTGAAAAGTTCTTGCTTAACAATACCTGACAACTTATTACCGTCATACAGCCCTGCGTATTTTTCTTTGAAATGTTTCATGATTAGTCCAAGATTTTTAACGCCTTCAGCAATAAGCTCATTTACTTTAGCCTTCAATTCCTCTTCCGTGAGTTGCTTAGGTAAAAGAGTTGAAAGGACTTCTATTTCAAATTCGTACTTTTCTTTGTGCTGAGCTACTTTTAAACACTCTTCAGCACCTGCAATGTTTTTCTTGATAACAGCTATTACTTCTTCGTCAGTACTATCTCGATTACCCCTGTCTTTGCCCACTCTAGCAGCTTCAGCATACAGAGTAGTCAAAACTAAGGCTAGGCCACATTTAGTTTTATCTTGAATTGCTTTAAATCTAGCTTCTGTAGAAGCCTCTTTGATCTTATTTAACAATGACATTACGTTTCTCGATACATAAATAAAAACCCAGCCGAAGCTGGGAAGAAAGGGACTACTATGTGCAACTACTTACAATACTACTTTTTCTTCTTCTCCGGCCTCTCCAAATGTCCTGAAGCGTAAAAATTTGTTTCGTCTTTACCTTCTGGATCATAACAACCACTTCTAGTCAATCTCATATATGCCAAATACAGATCTCCAAAAGCCGATATAAACTCAAAGTTAAAGATATCCCACAACATTCTTAACAAATGCCCTACGACCGTAGATTTAGCAAGAATAGTCATAGCTTCGTCATAACAAGGTGTGCAGCCCTTTTTACCAAGCCTAGCTACATCATCGTTAAGATGCCCGTGAGGGCAATGGGTGTTGGAAATATCTTTTGAAGAGGTCATGAGTTAATTATAGACCTGTTACCGCTAAGGTGTCAAGCTCCTTCATATCACTTTCAGCTATTGCTTTTAACTTAGCCTTATTAAAAGTTCTATTACCCTTGCATTTCTCGCAATTACCGTGATTACGGCAGGACGGTGTTTCAGCACGATGATCGTAGTATTGTACTACGTGATCCTTACGATTTGGATAATTTTTATCAAAGCTTGACATATTGTTTTTCCTTTATCTAAAGTATAAATGAAGGGTAAAATCAATTTCCTTCACCCCTCATTTTTAATTTTAGCAGAGGTTACTTACAGAGTAAAGTTAGCCTGTCTAAGTTATCAAATATTCTTGAGGCTCAGGTTCCGGTTCAACCAAAGCTTCTTCGGGGAATAATGTAGGTAATTGGGCGTCGTAATCGAACTCTGTATAGTTTTCACCTGGGATCAATTTACGGAATTGTACCCAACCTTTGAAATTACCAGACCACAAGTTACCATGACGATCTACGTGGCTAATACCTGGTTCCCAGGTTTGAGGATCCCATTTAACATTAATAGCACCGTCGTCTTCGGGAACCTTTGCTTGATGCTCAAATGCAGATGCGTGTTTACGTTCAGCACCTACCAATTTGTTGTAAACTTCTACAGATTTCTCCAGAGTGTAATCTACTCGGCGGAAAGAAACAGCTGCACATCTTGCTGCCGAAACCTTCTGAGCCTCTTCTAAACTCAAGTAAATACGTACACTTCCATCTTCGGGGTCGTTGATATAGAATTTCTGTACGTCATTTTCCCGACAGGTATGCACAAAAGGTAAATGCCATTCTCCGCTACCAAGTAACTTAGCAGGAGTTTCCAGATAAGCCTTAAGCATTTCCTTAGCCAACTCTTGCAACGTAGGGTCAGCAGCTTCATCATATCTTAGCCAAAAGAAATTGTCCCATTCAGTAGAGGTGACAATAGCCTTGATCATCTGGAAAGGCTCCGTCAGACGGTTTACTACTTGTTTATGGTAGCCTGCATCGTTCAATGCACTTGCATACTCAACGGCGTTATCTCGGGCCTTCTCCCATAATTCTTCAGGGGTTACATCAACGTTAGTACCTGGCATTTTCACTAAGGCATCATGGGGGCCGCCGTCAGCCATACCTGCCTTGTTAACGCCAAAGCGTACCGGCCGGCCATTCAGTTGCTCAACCATTTTAACAAATGGTATGGCTCGGCTAGAAGCCGCGTTTCTACTGAACGCCCGATGAGTATTGAATTCACACAATACTAAACGGGGGTAATGAAGTTCAAAGGTGCAAATAGTGTTGTACTTAATTGTACCATCTGCATTGAAGGTTATATAGGTACTCTTTTTAATAACTTTGGCAGAAGGCCACCCTAAATTCTCATAATTACTCATACAAACTCCCTTCAATCTTCAAAATAGTTTCTGTAGCTAATTCTTTTTGATTTGGATCTACGGCTGTTCCAGTATTGGTCGTATATTCTAAACCCGACCCTTGAATTGTCGTCAAAAGGTATTGTTGTAACCGTTCAAATTTTACCTTACAATCATTCAACTCATTCAATACCTGTTGATAATTGAGCAGGTCTTCTTCTTTATAACGGCTATACCAACCAAAGCGTTTGGCTTTTTGAATAGCTAAAATAAGTTCAGCAGCCTCTTCAATTGCTTGATCTTCTACTGTTCCAATGTGGATAAATTCTTTATGCATTTTCTAGTTCTTTTATGTTAATTTCTACGTAGATTAGCCATCGCTTGATCATGTTTTTCTCGTAGTTTAGCAAGTGCTTCATTTCCAGCCAATCGTTTCAAAGTCTCTCTATGAAACTGCTCATCAGGAAGAATGATTTCCAAAGCATTCTTAATATCTCTAGGAGTATCTGGATGTTCCACTAATACTTCGAACCTAAAGGCGGCGAGGGCTTCTCCATAGTAATTTACTGCACATGCAGTATTTAAATCTACTATGTTAGTATTCATTTGGTCCCAGTACTGACTCTTAGGCACATTGTCAATAGTGGAATAGCCTCTATCATACAATAATTCCTTTATGATACCGCTATGCTTTAGTTCATCATTAGCGATGTTAGTGAGAATGGCTCTAGTCCTATCTGTAATTTGGTAACTAAAGGCGTCTTCTAAACCGCCCCAATCTACAAATCCATCAAGCTCTGTATGGTATAGTTTCTGCAGCCATTTAACCATTTTCTCATCGTCTTTACAGAGCTTAGTCCACCATTCTGTAGTGAATTGGACTTGTTCATCTATAGTTAGTATTGTCATTTTCTACCCTAAAAATTACGAAGTAGTTTATACTTCGTAAAACCCCTTTTTATGTAACTGCTTCATTATCTTCTTAATCTTGTGCTTACTTTTGATAGTAAGATGCCTACCAGAACTTCCACTAGACCCTTTACTTACTAGGATCAAGTGGAGTTTGGTGCATTTCGGCTTAGGTACATTTCTTTCCATCTAACAATTCCTGCACCCATTCAAAGGCTTTTTGTTGATTCTTGAATATTATTGTATGAGCCCGGTCTTTCAACGATATTATAACAGTCGTTTTCACAATGCTTATACCAACAATCTGGTTAGTATTGATAAGATCGGTATCTCCTAAACGGACATTACAATAAGGTACAAATTTATAACCGGGCTCAGAGTACCAGTTACCGGTAATAGCAAAAGCTGGTTGGGGTTCCATTGCACAACTAGCAACGGTTAAAGTTACTAAAAAAATAAGAATACGTTTAAAGTTTGTCATGTAATTCATTGGATTCCCCAATTGAAAATTAGGTTTTGCCTCTTATAGTACCTGCTTCGATCAAGACCCCGTCAAAGGCCCTTTGCCATGTTGACGCATGACTGCACTTGTCTCTTGCGACTCTGTGCATGAAGCAGGTACTATAAGAAGCCTAACCTTGCGTTTGAATGAAAGAACCCAGGCCGTCATACCTGACTAGTCTGGGCTTCTTCGTGCTTTCGACACATCCCACATTCGTGTTTCACCAGTATTTAATAATGATGACTATAGTCAATTGCTCTACCCCTGAGCTACCGCCCTCTTAGACCCCTAGCAAAATATTACCCTTTAACTTGTGTAATGCGTGTTAAAGGTCTGGAGGTCTAAAAGGGCGTTCCAGATTCGAACTGGAGACCCATTGATTTTTTAATATACTCCGAACACGATATGCAGGACCCTTATTATCAACGAATAGTGGCAATACGATAACGATGATAATAAAGCCTGATCTTCAAAATAGTATATGAATTTTCCGTCTACCAATTTCGGCACTTCCCGATTGAAAGCACCTGAAAGAGCAGGGCCTTTTCTCTCAAATCTGAATTTAAAACGGCGGACCCAAGGGCCGTATACATATTTTCAGATCTTGTGTTTTCAATCGGGAAGACTGGATTCGAACCAATACGCTTGCGCAAATTCAACTAGTTATTGTTAATCAGGGATTACAACTACAATGACGCACCACTAACTTGTACTAACCCAATTCTTTACTCCGCAGACAACGGTGCAAGGATGAAATCCATCAAAGTCTTGCCGATTTGACGGGATTTTGCTTCAATGTCATTCGCTCTTGTACGCGCTTTTTTGACTTCCATGATGAGGTTGTCAACATTGCTCAATATGTCTGATTTAGCAACCGAGGTAACCGCGCCAGAGGTACGGATCAACTTAAAAGATCCGATGGTAATATCCTTGCTGAATTCCTTCACCTGGGCAGGGAATTTGTCAGTTGCTGGATACAATACTACCGCGTCCACTGTCTTGTCAGTCTTGATTGTTACTTCAGGCTCTGAGCGCCAAATATTAGGCCCCAGGTCTTCGGCCTTGCTCCAAGTCTTACTTGCATCCAGAGTCGGCATTTGTGCCAACATTTGACGCAAACCTTCCAGGCGATGCTCAAGACCCATCAACTCGTCAACGGGAACATCCGTGACCAAAACGATTCCGTTAACAATTATATCAGCTTTTGCAAACTGATTGCTGACATTTTTGGAAAACAGCAGGTCTTCTGATTTTGACCAAAAGTTGACGAAATACGCCAAAGTATCTGCAACATTTGTAGGCAGGAGTTTAACTTCTTTTGCCGCTTCTTCAATTGCAGCCTTGGTCGGGCTGTCGGCCACCAGAGTCAGGGTCTTGTTGAACCCTTCCCAAAAGTGAGACTTACCAAGTTTAGCCGTCGTTTCTGTGAACAGTTTAGCGGATTGAGCCAGAACTGTTTTTTCTGCTGCTAGGAGTTCGTGAAGTTTAGCCATTTTACTCTCGGAATATTAGAAGAAGGATTATAAAAAACTTAGCACCACAGGAGAGACTCGAACTCCCATTGATCCAATTACTCGGCTACGGGGTAGAAGCCCGTTGAGATACTGTGGTGTTAAGTCCTCTACATAAAACAAGGGTTGATGTGTATTCCATTTCTGGCATCAACCCCTGAGTCCAAATTAGCTGAGGAACGATTTCCATCAACTGTTAATCTGCCACCGAAGTGCCGAACAGATCCTCTTGCGATCATAAATCTGGTGCTATTTAAGAGCCCCCAGTGGCTCTATTCAATTAAGTAGCTAGGTGAAAGGCAGCATCTCAACTCCCTCGTCAGGGTTATGTGTGGACTTAAGAAAATCTCTACGAACTGTAGAACGTAGAGGGTGACCCTACTGCTGCGATGTTATCTGCCAAGGGTCGTGCGCGGCGATTTAAAGGGACTGTAGGATGAACTACCATGTCATCAACAGTAGACTTCTCTAAACTCTATGCCGAATGCACCTGAGCTTTGTTCATTTAAGAACTGAGAAATCTGGCAGTCGGTAACCCGACTTTACATTTGTGAATTGCCTGTACTTCACAAAGGGTAGAAATAGAGAGGGGATGATCTCTTTTCTACATGTAGATATCGGTAACAATAAGCTACCTACTCTACAAAACTCTTATACCAATTACAATTACAAAAATTGAAATCTGGAGGGAACGACAGGCTTCGAACCTGTAAGGCCGAGTACAACCCCGGCATGTCTACCAATTCCATCACGTTCCCTTTACTTCAATTTACGCCAATTGAAACTGATCTTCTGCTTCAAAACGTTGTGGTATCGGGAGGCCCTCTGGATTGGTATCTACAGCTTCAAAAACGTTCAGCTTCTTGAACACCTTCTTTCCCACACGGAACAGAGAGTGAATTACAATTTCCCGAAAGAAAGGCTTGATACTCGGATGGTCAGGGCCTTTAATGACTCGGTAAGGCCATTGGTCCGGTGACGTCTTTGTTTCGTCAACGCCCGCGGCCGAGTTCAATCCCTTCCGTTGAATTTTGAGTTCGGTTTTTACGCCAGCAACGATTGCTGTATTAGAGATTGCCCAAAACTTCCTTGTGTCCGTCATACTTACTCCATTATGGGTTAGTTGTTACTACGATAATGCTGGTTTTTTCTTGGCAATATTACTGCCGATTTGAAGACTTGCCTTGGCCTGCTTCTTCTTATCCACTGCCAAATTCCAACTGGCAATTTCTTGTGCCTTCAAGTGACGAACTGTGGCAGGAGGAATGCTAGCAGGTGCCTCAGCCTTCTTGGCAATTGCCAAGTTTCGACGTTGTTCGGGCGTCCCCCGTTGATTTGCTTGACCCATTTTACTACCTTTCTTTATTATCCTCTACGTCTACTAGACCAAGCTGCGCCAACCCTTGGGTAGGTGGAGGGGGTCCCGCCGCTAACAGATTTACGCGTATGAGAGGTATATATGTCCCCTTGACCAGAGGTAGAGTGCGCACATCTACCTAGCTTACCCTCTGTCTCACTAAATTTCTTAGAGTGAATTCCAGAAAAGGACCTCCACATTAGCAACGTAGCTCGTTTGGTTAACATGGCCATATGTTACAGAGCAACGGGCTTGGCCTTGAATGGCTCGTAGGTCTTAAACGACAAACTAGCCGATTCGATCAAGCCCATATTGATGAACGTTGGCCCTGGAATGCCTTGCACATCCTTGTACTTGGAGTCGCCGTGAGGGCCAGTTTCGTATACGATTGCAGGGTTTTCCAACTCGAGAATCTTTTCATTTACACCCGTCAGAATGCCGGTGTAAATGTAGACATTGCAACGAATTTCGACTTGCTTGTTGAGAAATTTGATGTAGCCTTCGTTAGGAACATCAATGACTTGTGCTTGAGGAGGTGCTTTCAACATGGTATTGCTCCAATTTAATTTAGGTTAGAGAAGGGCATTTGCCCGGTTGGGACTGCTAGAAATACTATAAACGGGAATTTGTAAAACTTCTTGGGCCTGACATTGAGGCCGCTCTATAATTAGCCCCCCGAGAGGGATAGATACCCAAAAGAATATCCTTTTGTAGGTATTAATCCTCTGCGGGATACGGCTGCATTGCCTTGCCCAGATAATGATTTGTTACTAATTCCCCTGGGCTGAGGATGAATACAAGATCGGCCTCTACTACGCGTACTTTGAATCTTATTCAACATGGAAAATCCTTATTGAACTTGTTTAACGTGGCCTAGTCTTCCACAATAAGAGTAGTACCTATCCCTGATTTCGCCGGACCTAGATACTGCTTTATTGATGAGGCCTGACAGGGAATTAAAGGAGGTAGGTTTTCCGCTACTGGAAATGTATTTGGAAAGTCCACCAGATTTGGAATACTTTTTCGATCTCTGCCCGCTCAAGGTTCTATTTAGGCCATGCATTTTTCTAAATCTGTTTAGCATGTCCGCTACCTCCAGGAAACAAATTGATCAAATGTACCTGAAAGAGTGAGGTGCTTACTGCGGCTCCCGGATCTTGACACATAACGACACGCTATGCGCCCGGGGAGTTTTTCACCAGATTCTGACCTCATCCTCATGAGCATTCCAGAACCTGCCAAGGTATATTGATAGCCTATATTGTAAGTTCTGACCCCAGATTGACTCTTGGCGTAATCTCTTCTGTGTTTAGGAATCATAGTGCATTATCTCCAGATCTCAGAAAGGACATCCCTCGAGAGTATCGCCCTGAAGTGGTGTAAGTGAAGAAATTCGAAGTTGAGGTACCGTGCCCTCGTGGTCCCCCACTAACCGTTTTCCATATAATACTGGAGATGGAATACGTCCTATTCCACATACCAGATTTGGATTTTCGTACGTAGTTTCGCCTATATCTAGACACGGTCATATCCGTTACCCCGATGAGGAATAAGTGTTACTGGGGGCACCGCTATGACTTACAAAACGTCCCCAGCCGGCAACGCTCCATCCCGAAGAAGAAATGCTGATATCTTTAGACGTGCTGCCGTTATAGGTTCTTCCAAAAAATTTTCCAGATCTTGATCTAGAGCGCCCCTCGGTGCCAGACCTACTTTTAAACCTGGGCCTTTTCCTAAGCATAAAGGACCTCGCTTTGGTTGTTAGTTGATTAGCTGAACGAACTACATTTACTTCAAGTTCAAGAATGGTAATGAACTTGTTGCATTGGTAGTCGGCAATTTTCCATCCCAACGGGCAATAGCCGCTGCTTGTAAATCGAGTTCACGCTTACGATTCTCGATATCTTGCTGAACCTTAACTGCGTCTTTGGCCTGGGCGTATTGATTGGCCGCTTCCAGAGTCTTTTCTGCAATTTGCACGTTCATGTCAGCAGCAAACTTAGCATTGATGGCTTTTTGAATTGCCGCGTCATGGTAAGTCATGCCTTCAGTAAAACCAAGGCTGTCAATTGTAATGCCTTGTGCTGCAAAGAAGGTCTTGGTTTCGTTGAAAGCCGTAGTGAACACAGCATTCTTATTTTGACGATCCCAGTCAATGTTATGGGAGCCCATTTCACGGGACAAGATTGACGAAACGTAGTTACGCACTTGACCGTCGATCACTGTTTCCAGTTGACTTCCCGAATGCAAGTATAGGAACTTTGCCGTGTCAGCTTCTGCTACGTGAGCGATAATTGTTGCACCGATATCAAAATCGATGGATTCATTGGATTCAACCGAGAAAGCTTCGTTCTTTACACTTGTGCCTGTCGTTGCTGAACTTGTCCAAGACCTTGCCACTGGGGCACGGCTAACTGTGAACAATTGAGCAGTTGGAACGTCCAGGTAATGGCTGTAATCCCATGCGTTACAGTCAGGGCAAGTGTTGATGATCTTGTGAGGGATCAAAACGCGTTTTGCACTGATCTTGGCCGATTCCAGGAACTCAGCGGACTTCATGCTGTTTTGGTTCTTCAGCGTGTCGCCATCCAAAGCAACCAGAAAGGCTGTGTCAGAAGGGCCGATGATCTTGATTTCATCAACGGCTTTTGGCTGAGTACATCCTGCCAAAAGTGTTGTGAAAAGAACTGCCGCGGCCATGAGGAAACGAATTTTACTGATCTTCATTTTTGTCAACCTTTTTAGATTTACGAGTCCAAACCCGGACTATTAAGAAAGAAGCCACGGCAGTAACAAGGATGTTTACTAGAACAGACCCGTTACCAAGGTAGGTTACTGCTAGGTAGGCTGCATCACTATTATCCAACTGTGAAACTGTCGTCTTATTGGATATTAATGCTGCTGCTGGAGTTAATAGCTTTTCAACTACGGCACCAGCACTGAGAATTACGCCGGTAAGAATTGCCTTGGTGATGAGTTTCATTTGAACCTCGATACATCGAATGATTGTTGGATAAATGGTAGGACTGACCGGATTCGAACCGGTACGCCTTGCGGCGTCAGGGCTTAAACCTGATGCGGCTGCCAATTTCGCCACAGTCCCAAAAAGTGCCTTACCAAGAAGTCCGCTGTAACCACGGAGAAAGTTCTGGATAAGGACTTTGTTTAGTGCAGATTTCATATTCTACTACAAACATGAAATTGTGTCAAGTCTATTAGGAGTCTTTCGAAAGGATCACCTTGAACTCAAGGCACAGTTACATTTACCACCAGGAGATTTACTTACGTAACCGAGTTACTACATAAACCCTGCGAGGAGCTACGTACACAGGTCTAGCAGGAACTATTACCGTATGGTGAACAACGGTAGTTCTGCCTGTGCTCAAAGCGCTACCAATCAACATTCCCGTAACCAGTCCAGAATTGTCATGGTCGTGAACCACGACTGTTTGAACTTGCGAAGGAGGTGCTACGACAACAGTTTGAGGTGCCGGAACTGGTTGAGACTGTTCGACGTAAGTCTGTTGAGGCGGAGGGGTAGGGGCTGGTGAGCACGATACCAGGATCAATGATAGTGCCACGATTGCAGCCAGGTATTTTCTTGTCATGAGGTGTAACCTCTTATTTTATTGGGGATTTGGTGACTCGTGAGGGTTATTCTCCCTCCCCTATCAATTATGAGTTGATTGCTCTCATAAAGTGAGCTGACGAGCCGATGTTTATTACTATTACAAATCTACAATTACCAGAACAACACCTCCACCAGTTTTAAGGTCAATGTTAACACGTTTACCACTTTCATTATCCAGAAAAACATACTCATCCCCTTTTCTTATAACATTGCCTCTGGAGGTCCAAACTGACATTATATCACCATTGCTGGAACGGAGTATAACTCTTTGTGTTTTAACGCTTATTTCTTGCTGATTAGCTATGCAGGATTGGGGTTGAAGAATATCATAACTCGCCCCATAAACAACTATAGCCCCCGCTATTACCATGAATGCATTCAGGGCTTTGAAGTACTTCATTTACGCTTCTCTCTAACGTAAACAGTTTGACCGTCCTTACCAGTAACCTGATAACGGTTTTTCTTGCCGTTACAGGACGATGTGGGGAAAGTCGATTTCGAATCATTTTGCCAAGCAGCGCGGGCTTGACGATTTTGCTCATTCTTATGGGCTGCACCGCGAGCACGATCCTTTTTAGTCTTACCAATACGTGCCATACGAGCCTTGGCAGAGTCGGAACTCTTGAAAGGGCTTTTCTTCGGTGCATTACGTTCCGCATCGTTCAGTGTTTGAATTGTTGACATACTTACTCCTTATTATTAGTTTGTGGTGGGGTGTAGACCAGGCGGAACTGTTCAGCAATATTCTTCATTCCTTGTTCCCATAAGTCCATACTGCCCTGGGTTGACCGAGGCATGCAATCATCATGAGCGGTTTGAAGACCGGCGATTAGCCCAAGATAAGGTAATAACCTTTTTGGCATAAAGGATTCTCTTGCTAAGCAATCGGCAGATTTGCCCTCCATTTCAGGTACGTATTCCTCATCGTTGATCAGGTGGCCTAGGGCACATTTAACCCCATTTGGCCCCCTATACAGACAAGAGTAGCCCTCAAGGCAATGGGAATACGACTGTACCTTTTGCTCACGGAGTTTAAACAGCACCGTGTTGTAAATCTCTTGACCTGACAATTGTTCCATTCTATCTCCCGGCTAAAAGTTTTGGAACTCAAAGGTTGAAATAGACCGCTTTCGCGTTCACTTGTAGAGTCCCTACAACTTACTTATACCAAGAGTAGGGAGAGTTATTGAACAAGAATATCTTGAACTTGAGTGAAATTTTCTTCGAGGAATTGCTTCGTTACCTTCATATCAAAATCCCCACTTAAAGGGATTAGCGTGAAGCGTTCCCCTATTCCAAGATGCAAAACTCCTACCATCTCGAAGAATTGCCCTCGGGGAACATCGGGGCTACCATCTAGCGTAAGAGGTTTATGATTGTAATACAAAACTCTTCTGGGCTTATTTTCAGGCATTTTGATAAGCTCCACATCCTCTGGGAAATTGTGTCGACGTATAAGAACTTCCTCCCCAGATTCATCATCTTTAAAAACTAAGCCACGGTCCCCAAGGGTTCTACCGCGGATGGTAAGGGGTCTTACATACGTCAATATGCTTCCGGTTAGAAAAGTTCCTTTGGTGGTAGTGATATCTTTTTTCAAACGAATTTTCTGACCCCCTTTCTCTGCTTCATTAAAAGGGTTTTTTGGATGAGGTACGAAAGTCAAAATTTATCCCCCTCGTTACCGCAAGTAGTCATAACACGGGGTATACTGGAGAAATATACTATTAAATCCTCTATAGACTCCACGTCTCTGAATACTGCATGACTATCTTGATCAGAATTTTTTGAATAGAATATGTCCGTGCAAACCATGATAGAACCTTTAGTAAAAGTTCCATCATCAGTATCCACATCCTCAGACAAACGCACCTTATCATTGAGATCCAACTTTCTTGGATCAATAGGTTTTATCTTCCGAATAAACCCCATAAAGTCGGCTCCTGTACCGGTTTGAATTTCAAAGTGTTAAACACAACTCTAATGCATTTCCCAGAGTCTTCCTCTTGTAGAAATGCAGTGTAATTGTAATTCACATCCGCCATTCCGTAAGCATCAATTTCGTAACAGGTAAAAATTGAGCCTTCTGTGAACACTCCTTCTGCTATCTCAATCTTTTCCCCGACTTGAAAAGGGGCGTTATCCAACCCTTCTCTAGTATCGATTCTATTTTCGATAAAAGACATATTAAGCCTCTACTTCATGCCAGCCGCGTTTGAATTCAAACTTCTTGCCGCCAGCATTATGAACTTTGTCTTTAACTTCGTGGAGCTTACGTTTGCAAATGTCACTGCTGTCATAGGGACCGTACAAATCAACGAATTCACCGTTGTCCGCTTTGACTTGAACGAAATGCTTGTTTTGAAAGTTAGCCATGTTAATACTCCTGTTGAGAAAATGAGAGAGGAGGGGGAAACCAGGCTGGGCTCGAACCAGCGACATAGCCACTTCACCGAGAGGAGGAAGACTCTGGATCGGCAGCACTTCTACCAACTGAATTACTGGTTTCATTGTAATAATCATACAAAGCAAATCAGGATTCGAACCTGAGTCTTTGGGCACTCCCCTATGCATTAACCACTATGCTATTTGCTTTGGGCCACAGTGTACGAGGTCTAGAATGTCGTACGGCCAATTTCTTACCCTTTAGAACGCTCTAGGAAGGCCTAGAAGGCTCTATAGTACTTGGGCTGGGGGTAAGGCCAGCCGTAAGGAGAGAATGCCTCTGAGGCCCGTTTAGAGGCTTTTAGAGGATGCTGCGGCGAGGTCAGTATGTTTAATTGCTGCCCTTAAACTAGGGCCCACCTCACTATCTGCTTTTCTCAAAAAAATCAATCCTGAAAATACTTTGGATCGATAGTATGATTTACAGTATGGATTTGAACCTTAAGATTACTCATACTGCTGCGAGCCCAGGATTCGGCAGTGGCTCTGTCCGGGGTCAAACCGATGCTGTTTCCGCCAACAAGCACGTTATGGATTTGACCTGTTTGACCAACTTGTGCAGGAGACGAAGATTGTTTCTTATTTTTTGGCGCAGACATGAAAACTCCCGTTGACTAAAGAAGAAGTGTAATTTTCATTACACTCCCCTTATACCAATTTGAATTGGAATTATTGAAATTACTTTTGTTCCTCAAAGGTTATATGGGCACCTACTCCGGTTGCTATCCAAGTACTGCCATCTGGCATTTTGATAATGCCCTGTCCAGAATATTCGACTTTGCCATCTGGAAGAACTTTCTTCTTGACCCCATTCTCCAAAGCTTCTCCATGCCAGGGGAGATCCCTGACGGGTTTGCGATTCTTGTTTGGATTTTTAGGCGTAGGTCCGTTCATAGAGTTCTTTCGGATATTGATAAGATGTTGTCGCGTACAAATACAACCTCGTGGCCTTCGCCAAGATTAAGTATAGTAGTTGACGGGGTTAAAACCCGACCAGTTAATTTCCCAAGCTTTTCTAGGGAAGTGATCTTAACTGGTAGTTTTTCATTGTCAAATTTGAGGGTTACTATGTCGCCTACTTTAAGCGTTTTCAGTTCGTTATCAACAGGTTCAGTAAAGACGTGGGGCCACATGGCGTTTCTTAACCCTATGTTTTGCAAGGTATACTTAGCAAGACCAGAGCTTTGGGTTTCATATGACATTTACAACTCCCGTAGTTATTGTATCTGTCTTATACCAAATTTAGGAGGGGTAATTGAGTGAGATCTAGGAAGTTGAGGTTTTCGATTTATATTTAAAGTAAAACATCATGCCAATCCAAATAGCATTTAATGTTGAATACACTATACCTGCTATACAAGAAAAGGGTTGGTGCAAAGTAAAGCAGAAGTAGCACCAGAAAATAGCATATCTTAATCCATAAGTTAATCCAGGTACGCTGACGCCCTTAACATCTCTATCCAGATATAGTCTTTTAATATTCAGCAGCATTACGATTATAAAGCCAAGTTCCCAGCAAGTATTGAATATGTCTATCATGGTTTCAAATTTTTAGGTATTAAAAAACCCACAGAGCTTTTGACTACTGTGGGCTCGGTTTTAGCTCTTGTGAAGCTATTTATTAATTCTTAACTCGAAGTAGCAGTTGGCTCAGTTGGTTCTGCGGGAGCAGCCGAGGCCGGGGTTGGCGCAGGAATTGCAGTTGGAGTGCCCATAGTGATAGTTGCAGTAGCTGCTGGACCACCTGTAACTGTCAATTCAAAAGTTGCCGTAACGCCATCCACGCTAAACGTTACCGTAAAAGCACCAGTGCTGACTGGAACTACGGTAGCGGTAAGGCCATTGGCAGTCAAAGTAGCAACAGTTGGATCAGAACCTGTCCAAACAGGGGTAGCAACTAGAGTTGCGGGCTTACCTTCTGAATCCAGAACGGTCGCGGTTAGAACTACTTCTTGATTGTCTTGTAATTGGTTTGACATTGTAAAATCTCCTTGTTCTTTTATTTTAATTGTTTTTTCGCCGATTGTCACGAGAAATTCTAAAATCAAATCTCGTTTACGTAATTGCTTTTCTATTTCTAGCTCTGCACGAAGAACTTCCTTTAGTAAGTCATCTTCGCTTCTCTTATCATTTCGTAGCAGTTGAGCTAGATCAGTTATGCTACTCATTTATGTTATCTCCAGGTAGAGTACATATTTTAATGCAATGCAAAAATTTTTGCAAGCTAAAAAAATCCCTCTTTGATTAGAAGGGGGATATAAAGTTGTTACATTGCAAGTTAACCTAAATCATACCACAGATATATTATACCAAAATACCTGAAGATGTTGAATCTAAGGTTTGCATTTGTACTTATCTCTTAATTTATCCAAAGCAATTTCATATTTAACAAGGGATTTGAGCCGATTAAAGTGTAGGCCTTCAAATTCAGCTTTTTTGCTGTTACAATCAGTACACATCGTGCAAGTATTACCTATATCGTCTACCCCGCCGAAACACCTTGCTTTTATGTGGTCATGGGTAAATAAAACGTCCCCATTATACATATTTAATTGAAAATATCTAGGTTCATCTAAAGCGTGTATCTGATCTCTTTCTATAGCAAAATATTCACCTTTGAGATTACATTTATAGCAAAAACAACCTTTTTTCAAAAATGTCAAGAGTTTAAGTCTAAATTTTACCTTGTATCCCTCGCCTATTTCTACCACCTGTCTACTGGGAGATTTTAAATACTGAGTCTCCAGTTGAGATAATACTTCTTTTACAGATAAAACATCATATCTCAACTTTCCATCTTTTATCCCCTTTACCTCCTTAGGTTTCGCAGATTTTATAAACTCCCCAAAGGTTATTTCAATTTTTAAGGCATTAGCCAATTCATTTCTCCATTAAATTGGTTGTACCAGTGCGTACCCTCTAAAAGTTAAACTAATGCGGGGAGTCCCTTCCCTGCGTTCCCAGGGTAAGGTATTCCACAATGTTGTAAATACATCATCTACAGATACGACAAATTTGGGAATGTATTCGTAGGGCAGTTCAGTAATTTCCATAACTACCTTTTAAGTTTGCTTAGGAATAGGGAGACCCTTCCAGAATGATTGTATAGCTTCACGCAACCAATCCTGATGGGCCTGATCCCCATGTTTAATAGCTTCAAATAGCCCCTCTGGAGTTATGTTACCGGAAGGGTTATTCAAACAGTTTGGACAGTTCGATTTTGGTTCCATTATCCGAATTCTACGATTGTTGCTCGATCTCCGAGAGTATCTTCGATCATTTTCATGATGCGATCCCTGTTACCACCAGCTAAACCACAACCGATAAGTGGAAAACCTATGGTTTTAATACCGTGCTCTTTCAACTCTTTCAATTGATTCAGAATCTTTTGAAATCCTTCATATTCGAATACGTCTTCGCCTGAACTCGTGTCATACTGAGTGTAAGCGTTGATGATTACGACGCCGTTATCCAGTTTTGCGAGAGAATACGTCCCTACTTTCCTCTTATCCCCTAGGCGGGTTTTGAGGTCTGCTTGATATGCTTCTGGGAATTGCCTCTTGACTTGCGCGGCAATGCCTCCACCCATGGTATGAAAACAGTTGCAGCCATGAACGATAGCATTGAAATCCCCATTGCGAGCCATTGCCAACAGATCACCTTTGATGTATTTCATGACATCCCCCTAATTGGTTAATAGAAAAGTTAAGTACTTCTAACTCAATTATCTTATACCAAATATAGGGGGAGTTTATGACAAATTAAGCTGTCGGTTCATTCTTAACTTCAGAAATAACCAAAGCCATCTGGTCATGAATCATAAAATCAATTTCCGCTACTCCTTTTTGTGTAACCTTTTTCACGTAAGTTTCTGGGTAAGGCACCCCCGTAACCGGATCGATAGGAGTTACTTCGATATGAGTTCCCGGCATAATATGTGTTACATTTAATTTAAAGTTCGTTGTCATTTTCTTCATCCTTTTCTACGGTCTCTGGTGTTTTGGCTAAGGAATGGCTATTCTCGACTGTTTTTTGGGCAAGGTATTGAGCGAAGTTTTTAGATATAATCCCCAATTCCTTAGATCCACTTTCTGGGAATTTGAAATTACTGTGAAATACTGGGGCGGGAATTCCATCGGGCCAGCCTAAATTGCAACTTGGCCCGTAATGAGGACCTTGCTCTGTTCCTCTGGTCTCGACAGGTTTTTCCGCTTCCCCATTTGAAGTAGTACGAATTTCCTCTATCGTTTCTCTAAGACCTTCAGGAGTAGTATTTTGATCTATCTCTAATTTGAAAATACCGGTATTAACTCTACCAGTATAACTTGAAACTCTCGTAGATTTAGTATCAACTACTGCTAATTTAAGCTGGCTCAATTGATTTCTCCAATTACCCCGCTGAACTTGCAGCAAAAGATTTGTACAGCGTTGTAGTCTTAGCAAAGTTATAAGACCATGCCCATTCGTTTTTCACAAAAGCTTTGAAGGATTGGCTGTCGAGATTGATATTTTCATCTACAGACATTTCCATCATTTCAATTACGTCTACATATGAATTTTCATAACTTACGGGATGATCAAATTATACATTGAATCCTTCTAACTCGGTCTCCTTCAACATAGATAGTCTTTTTAGCGCACCTGCCAAATCGGCTTCTAGCTTGATCTTATATCCTACGAGAGCTTCTTGGTAATCCTTCTTATGGATTTCCAGGTTCTTTTTCAAGCATTCCAAAAGTTGGAGCCTGTTTACATTTACACTGCGTTGATTAGCTGAAATCATTTTATGCCTTTACTAAATACGAAATTTTAGAATAACGTCGGCCATTTCTGGTCAACTTTAATTTACCTTCTTTAATTAACCTCTGAAGATCCCTATCCTCTTTGACTTGCAGGTGGTATCTGCGATTTACTACTAGACCGGAGGAATATTCTTTGGTTAGCCACTCCATTATTGCTGCACGACGAGCAGAGCCGTTCATGGTGTCATATAACGCTTTTCGAAAACGTTCCCGTTCTCTATGTATTCTATGCTGAGATTCTCTTTCTCGCCGATCTTCTTCTTGTTTAAGTTGAAGTTCACGTTTTGCTTTACTCATTTGAGCTTCGCCTTTTTGTTACCAGTTGTTGTCAATTTACCCCGATGCTTGATTACAACTACTGCTACCTGATTACTAAATTTGGTAGCAATCTTATTCTTTTCATTTTTCTTCTCATAATAGTCATACGGAGGATCTAATCTCACCCTAACCTTTTGAGCAGAAAATCCAATTACTACTGCCATTCTTAATTCGGGGCATCCTACTCTAGTAACGGCAACTATGTCACCTTCCTGAATAACTGTTCCGGCTACGTCGATCATGATAACAGCCCATACCCTGGAACATTCACATACCTACCTTTTTCATCCACCCCGTAAAAATGCATAGTAGGAACCTCATCATCATCGTGGATTATGTACAACAAGTCCGGCTCTGCTACACGTAGGCATTCCAGCCAAAGTATTAATAAGTAAGTGGTAGAGGGCGCTTCGGGCGTCCCATCTATTTCTAAAGATACTCCTGCCGCCTTTAGCTTTTCAATGTGCTCTTTTGAAAGACTATATTCCTCATAGCTCCCACACATCGCTCCCGGATCAAAACCTATTACCTCTTTAGCCTTGAAATGCGCTTCCCGTAATTGTTCAACAGTTTTATTACTACTTACTAGAAACCAGTCGGATCGGCCATGATCGTCATAGGACCAGTCTCCTATTGCAAATTTGGTTTTATAAATTAAATTATCACCCATTTTTATCTCACCAATCAAACACGAATGCCCAGATATTATCTTCCAAGATTTGTTCTTTAACTCTATAAAGGATATCTGGTTCTTTGAAACATTGATATTCCGTTAAATACTTACTATATTTATCGATCTTACCTTCTGCTATGTAAGCTATTTGACCTTTAAACATACTCACCACGTCAACCATGCTTAAAGTTCGGTATCTATCGTATTGTTCGTCTTCGTGCCAGAGATGCTTGCGGACGTAGCCATTACTATCAATACTCTCTCCGAAGATAAAATCCAATCCGTGGTATATACTACTTTCTGTACGGCTAAATTGACCACCGGATTTTAGATATACCTTCCAGCGTTCATCCAACGGAATAGTTTTATTACGTACGTATTCCTCAAATTCCTTTTTAAGTTCAGGTTTGAGTTTATCGAAAGCTTCAATTCTTTCTGCAATATTCATAGGTCACTAAAAGAAAAAACGGCTAATCTTTTAGCCGTTACTGTTAATTTGGAGGGAGAGAGCGAGTAATCAGGTATGATCTGATATCTTCTGCTTGGAAGGCAGTTGCACTAACCAGTTGTGCTATACCCGCGGTGTTAAGTTTTTAAGTCCTTCAAATGGATAAGGAGTGTAATTAATTTGCTCTACGCTCATACAAATGTAGCGTGGATCAATTTCACCAGATTCTAATTTTACACGATTTTTGTGGTAGTGTCCATGTAAATTACCCTTAGGCCATCTAAACAAAGAACCGGGGTGAACTGGAATGTGGGTCAATACATAATCCCCTAATTGCCAACTACCCCTCACATCTTTGAAATGTTCAGCATACCATGACAATTTACCGATATCATGATTGCCTTTAATCAGTACTTTGGTGCCGTTCAATTGTTTAAGAATTTCGGAAACTGCTGAGTTAGTACCCATTGACACATCCCCTAGATGATACACTTTATCTACAGGCTTAACTGTTTTATTCCAATTTTTAATCATCAATTCGTCTACCTCGTCAGAAGTTTCGAATTCACGAGTCTTAGAACCATCTGGTTCCAACCACTTTACTGATCCTGCGTGTCTAAAATGAGTATCTGAAATAAGGAATACATTAGGACTACCTGCCATTTTATGTAGTCCATTTCCTGGGAAGATACCCTGTTACTAAGTAATGGGCTGCTTCAAAAGAAAAACCGCTACATTTTAATTGCTCAGCAGTTAACTTAGTCGACTGGCCAAGTGATTTAATAGTATGCCTTAAATTTTTCATCGCTATAGGGTGACGTTCAATAATATTCATTCCGCCTCCTGCATTTTACGTTGATCGGAGATGCGGCGTTTGCCTTTGGTATTACCTAACCAGCGGAATTTTGTACAAATAGTGCATTTGACATTCCGTTTGGATTTCTTACGTTTAAAGTTCATCAATCTACCTTTATTAAATGCTTACCATTTTCACATAGATAATCATGTCTAAGTTCATCTCTCATGCAACTTTTACCACAATAAACTTTATTACCAGTTGGTTCTACACTAAAAGGTTCGCATTTATGTTCCAATAGGTATTTGTCAAATACTGAAAGTGGTTCTTGTCTAGTTTTATCACAAGAACGTAAACATAAAACAACCAGTAAAACAATTGACCCTAAACATAATATAGAGAGAATAGCCCCTATTACTTCAGTTATGGTTTTATCTTCCATTTTCAACCTATGCTTTATTTGTAATACTCTTATACCACAAGTTCGCAATTTATCGGTGAAATGGCAAGGTGTGAAGATTTTACTTCACTTTCTCGCCTTCCGTACCTAGCCAAATAGATTCATAAATAGGAAGACTTTTGAAAATCATGTCCTTAATCTCTACTTCTGTCATTTCCAGTATCTTATCCCGAAACGATGGACTAGGGTCAGTTAACCATTTTACTAGAAAACCCAATTTTTTACCAGTATAACCGGTAACTTCTCCAATGAGTTTTCCGTTCCACTTCTTCTTGAATTTCAGATTTAACGCATCTTCCCGAATTGCTATGTTGTATTTAGTCTTGAAATCTGGAAAAGTAGACAACCCCTTTTGAAGCCATTCATATTTCACAGCTTCCTTTTCAGAGGACTCTAGCATTTGATCGGAATATGGATACCAAGTATACTTATCTAACTCAGGTTTATCTTCAATCCATTTCAAAAATGCCGTGTAAGTTGGGCGCTTTGCATCTCTAACCCTACTTACGTGATTCATATTATCCAACTGAAAGATATCTCTATGAAAATAAGGCGTTGAAGCCGCGAATACAAAAATATCCTCTAAAGTGTCAAAGCCCTCATTAAACCGTTCATAATTGTAGCCTAAGAATTTGAAAATTTCCTTAGGCTCATCGGATACTAGTATGTTTGCTATTACCCTAGTGTCTTCTCGTAGAACTTTCCACAAGCCGTTATGGCCGTATTTCAGCCCCATCTTATGGGCTATTCTCCCGATGAGGTTCCCTAAATCATTAAATGAATAATAGGTAAAGGCTATATTCATCTCATGCATAGGCGTCGGGATTAGATCTACCTGAATACCTTTATAATCAAAAGATACTACTAAATTATCAATGATTTCTTGAGGTTTAAACTCCGCCTTAATTACGTCGAGCCAATTTGCGGGCAAAGGATCCTTACTGATAAGAATATCAATATCCCCGAACGATTCTTTTTCAGAGTAGGAATCTATAAGCATTACCGTAACACCAGAGAATGCCTGCCTCAGTTTACTTTTTACGTCTGCAGCTATACTGAAGTATTCATCACTGCTTTTACGAGTAGTGCCTAAATGTTTAAGCGCGTTGCCGCCCATGCTAATCCCCCGTTAATAATGTTCACTTGCCCATTCTTCAGCTTCTTTGCGTTGATTAGCTAAATCGTACATTTCAGCCCTGTAAAATCCCGGCGGTAATTTACTTGCAAATTCCTTTAATTCATCAAAAGTAGCGTCAGGCCCTACTCTAGTACAGATACCATTTAGTAATTCGTTAATTTTATCTTGATGCATTAACTTGATTTGTTCAAAGGCATTTTCCAATTGATTAGCCATATTGATCTTATCAAGATCTTCCTGTGTCAATTCTAAAGCCATATTATAGTCCTTTGATACTTAATTTATTATCTACCTTTAAAAAGGGGTCTTGGGTCATAATAAAGGGTTCTTCCCAATCTTCAGTATCAGCTTCTCTCATACGAATTATATCCCCTTTTCCAATTGTTCCCAATGAACATTAATCCATCCAGTTTCAGAGGTATAAATTTGGGTTTCTCTAGTCTCTTTTAGCATTACCATATTACCTTAATAAGTTGAACTTACCTTTCATAATCTGAGAACAGGGGGCTGATTTACCAGTAAGGTGGTCAGTACAAGTATCATCCTGGAATCTATAGGTTCGTATTTTATCTCCACGCATTCCGCTTCCTACCTGCTTCTTTCTGTTCTCAGCCGTTTTACTGCTATTTTGACTAAAAACAAGCTCATCCAATCTTTTTAATAACTCTGTTTTGGCTAAGTTATAACTGTTAGTTCTGCTTCTAGTCTGAGCTGTTTGCTCTAATCCGGTTGGAATATGCGTCAATCTACAGCTATTTTGATGCTTATTTCGGTACTGTCCTCCACAACCAGTGCCGCTATACCATTCGATTTTGAAGTCACTTTCTTCTCGACTATCTGCGAGCGTATTACATTTAATACTTGAATCTATAACTGCAACTGTTACAGTACTTGTATGAACTCGTCCATTTCGTTCCGTGGGAGGTATGCGTTGAACGCGATGGCCGCCAGCTTCCCCATCTAAACTTGAAAGGTCTTCCCCTTCAACATGTATTACGTAATCTATTCCACGTTGACTGGAGACCTGATTCCTTCAGCCGATACTAGTGAAATATTTCTGATAGGCCTTGCCTAAATCTGTTGCAAATAATTTTGCGTCTTCGCCACCTTCTGCAGCTCGTATTTCAATAGTTCGTTTCATTTTATTTTCCTTTTAAAAACAGGGATCTCCACAAGATAAACAGCCTCCACCCATATCTCTAACTTCTTTTTTACAACAAGAGGTTAGATGGGGTAATCCTTCTTCTAAAGCTTTCTCTGTAGCTTGTTCAAACTCTTCTTCAGTCATCTCTTTGACTTTTTCAAGCTTAGATCCTATATAATTATAACTCATTTGACTCTTTCAGCCACTAATTTAATTAATACATCCCCGTGGCATGCCTCAGGTCTACACCAACATCCTAGAACTTTGCCTTTCAATTCAGATAATTGTTCAAGCAATTCTGGAAATCCAAGTATATAATTCTCGTACTTTCGTATAACTTCTTCTCTAGTACCATCTTTACCTATGATGAACGGATTGCCCCATTTGGAAGGCCTACCTATGTAAACATCATGGTGCCCTTTTTTACAATGTACTACTTTTTCCATTTTCATAAATTTACGTTCTAAAAACGCTTATCTAATTCTTCACCTAGCATTTGAAGAGTTTTATTATAAGAATCTATATAGTTCCTACAAGAACTTATACGCTTACTTACTTCAGATACTCCGAATTCTTGATGGTAAATTTCTGAGGTGGCTAAGCTATTTAATTGGCTATTCAGTAAAACTTCGATCTTTTTTTTAGCTTGGAAATAATAATCCATTGAATTACGTAGATCTTCCGCAGTCAACTTCGAGGCTTGTTCTTTACTCATATAGGATATTTCTGACTGAACAGATAAAGTATCTATCGACCAGTCGGCTATAGTCTCAAACCTAAATCCAAGAGCACGTTCGGCTAATGTTGGTAACGTTATAGTCACGTCCCCACCTCTACAACCTTAATCTTAATCAGTTTATGGGATCGCAATTCCCAAAGAACTGCATTATAATTCTGTATCTGTTTATAATAATTGATTTTTTCCTGCCTGTCAGTTGCTTTTTCCAGCCTACCTTTTGCTTGCTCCAACCATCTCTCGTAAAACTTGATATTCTTGTTTATATGGCTCAAAGCTTTGCTTTCACTACTATATAGTCCATTGGTACTGCTGCCTCTACCTTTAAGTAGCATGCCATTAACATCTTTAACTGCGTAGTATTCTTGATCTATCTTAACCATTAGAATGAATGCTCCAAAACAATACTGAACGATTCCTTATCATACACAGCCTTGTAATAAGCCGTGCCAGAAGGTGCGAGGGGATCTGATTGCGAATTCTTAGCCTCAGTAGGAATCAGTTTAAACATTACACTATCAGCCCCGGTAAGTCTATATCCTAATGCCAGCCCTAATCCATAAGTAGTCTTAACTTGATGGTCAATATGAGATACTAAAGGTCCTACAGAATTATTAGGTCCACCATACCAGTCATAATTAGTATTCTCATAATTAGGGCGAGTTGCGTATCCTTCTACTTCATAAAACCAAGTACTATAATTCTTACGTGCAGCTAAAAAAGCACTCGGAATAGTTCCTTGACCCTGCATATGAGAAAGGGGTCCACAAGGTCCATTGCAGTGCGTAGGACTGTTTGCGTTGTAGTTGGCATCTGAGTCCAGAACCATCGCATCGGAGGTCACACGGCCCATATAATCGAATCCTAGGCCATATTGCCAGCCACTCTCTCCTTTGTCAGTGAAGATCTTAATCGATGCTGTTGGAGAAGTCAGTCTTAGGGTATAAGGAAAGCCTTCTTGATACCAATTACCGTTTGATACTTGAGTAAACTTAGTTACTCCGAAATCAACTTTTACTTCTTGTGCGAAAGCATTGCTAAATACTGCACTTAACGCTACGGCTAAAAACAATTTTTTCATTTTAATTATTCCAATATAAAATTACCGCCTAATTGAATTTCTAAACTCTTGAACCAATCATATGCTTTAACTTCTGCTTCTTCTTTAGAATTAGCCTTCGTTACAAAAATATGATTTACATTTGGATGCTTAATTTTGTAAATATCATTAGCAGGCTTCATTATAACACGAGGCCACGCTCTATTAGAAGTATAATCGTGAAACGCTAAAGCCCATTTACCCCATAGAGTTATGGCCATAATTGGATGAGCTAAAAAGTCATGTATAAAAGCCCATATCAATCTCTCTCTTCAGAATTACCACAAGCGTTGTTTGGATCTGTTTTCATATTTCATATTCGTAAATTTTCACTAAAAGAAAAGCCCAACCTTTTTAGGAAGGGCTCTTTACTACCTGTTACTGAAGTACTAGGAACGGTTTACCAACAGGAATATAAATACCCCTGCTACGGTTACAGTCCCTAATATGCTTGCTCCGACCTTAGCCTTGTAATCCCATTCGCCGAACAGGGATTTATTCTGATCAACGGCGGAGTTAGTCTGGTTGTTGGTATTTTGCATGTAAGCCCTCATTACGGTAAGAAGTTTTTCCTCAGATTGGCGGGCAGCTTCTGCCTCTAATTCAGCTGTATGATCGACAATCAGATGGATATTGCTATTACTTCTAGTCAATTGCTCCAACCGGTCATCGTCATCCCCATTTTCGTCTTCAGAGCCGTTTGTTCCCATACGTGCCTCTTCATCGATAATCGGTTTGGTTTGAGAAGATTCCGGTTCCTCCACAGATTCCAACACCTTCATTTCTTGATCTTCCAAGTTCAAGGAGATGCTTAACATATCCTCGTCCAAGTGCAATCGAGAAAAGCTGGGTATATTAAACGACTCTAGGGGGTTAGTCAGATCTTCCTCCACTATTACAGCACCTTCCATAGACTCAACTGGCGGCAGAGGAACCACTGGCTTTGTTATTATTGTTGCTACTGTTATCGTAGCCGACGCTGGTATTGCGGCAGGCTTACGTTTTACAGCAGGGAGTGAGGGGGGATTTGAATCCATAGAGCTTTGAGCCTTTTTCAAAGCTTGGCTTATAGAACTGCCCAACTTTGAATTCCTTTTAGGTCTATGGCTAGTTGTACTGGTTCCAGGGTTCTTTGTTGCAGCCATGATTCCATCACCTCAGATAAGTTTATGGTACTATACTTATACCAAAAATGAGGGGGTTTATTGCAATTTGTTAGTTTCTATCCTATCAAAAATATTGTATAATATATCGATATGGACGAAAAAACAAAAAAGCAAAAAATACTAGAATTACGTGAGTTAGGTTTTTCTTATAACAAAATTTCGGAAATAGTTGGATGTTCAAAAGGAACTATATCTTACCACGTAGGTTTTGGTCAAAAAAAGAAGTCTTCTGTCAGGAGGCAAAAACGAAGAAAATCAGATCCTTTTATTCCCAAAATTGAACATTTTTTATATAGAAAATCTATACCCTTTTATTCTTATCCTATTAATAAAGAAAAGAGAAGCGTAAAAAGTTTTTTGGATAAAAATATCTATCTCAAAATAAGAAGTTTCCACAAAACTAACGAAATTAAAAATATGCCTGCATCCCAGTTAAATTTCACACCTAAACAATTACAAGAAAAGATTGGGGATAACCCTGTTTGCTATTTATCAGGCAGACCTATAGATATACAAAATACTCGAAGCTGGGAGTTAGATCATATAGTACCCTCTAGCAAAGGAGGCGTTAATGATCTATCTAATTGCGGCATTTTAAGCGCCGAAGTTAATAGGGCTAAAAGCGATTTACTTATACCAGAGTTCTTAAAGCTGTGCGAAGATGTTCTAAAGTACCAGGGGTACCTGGTTGTAGCCCCATCTCTGAAAGAAGTGATGGGTGAGGAAAAATTCGAATTTTCACGTCCCGTTAGGGAATCAGTTTTACAGACTGACGGGCCGACCAATTGCCCAACTCACCCATTGGTTATAGATTAGGAAATCCTAATACCAAAAAACCACAAATCAACTCTGGCAAATAGTTTACCTTCATGTTTGCCAAAACCTATTTGTAGCATACGATTTTTTTGAATCTAAATTAAGTTTGATTAATTTTATTTGAGTGCTTTAATATTAAAGCCCTTAAAAACAAAAACCCCGGATTTACCAGGGCTTTCATTCAAGGAGATAACTACGAATTATTAATATGCTCTCATGAAACCCTGACCAATTTTGAATTCCAATAGGAATACGCTTTGGCCTGCTGACCAAAGTTATTATTAAAAGAATTGCAGGATTTCAGAATTAAAGTGCTCATGTAATTAGTTTAACCGTATTTTGAAGATCTGTAAAGCTTTTCGGGAAAAAATATCCCAACTTTTCTTCAAAATTCTTTTCATCTTCGACGTTGAAAAGTCTAAAAGATGTAATGCTTGTTCCCAGTTTAGCTAATTCGCTTAAAACATCTTCCAAGATCAAACGGTGCTGCTCTCCCCATAAAGTGTTGTTTATATACAACCCTTGCCAATCGGAAAGCTTTACTAAAATTAAGTCATTTCCTTTTTTAGAAGCCACTGAACGCTCCCGCATGTCCAGTAGAAAGAAGAGATGCATTATATAGAACACCCTTCTTAAAGTAGATGATTCTCTTTTCCATTTGTAATGCCCCTAATTTCAATTTCAGTTCATTAGAACATTCTTCATAAAACTGCTCTGGAAGAATGAAAACGTCTTGGGGCCCTAGTTGACTCAATGCTTTTTCTACTGAAGCGTTTACATCGATAGGTTCTGGTTCTGAGGGAGTTTCTACTTTTACCTCCTTTGAGGATTTAGCCCATTCATCCCATTCGTTCCAATAGATATCGATATCAACATTTATTTCGTAATCTTTGTACCGTTCATACTTATTTTTCAAAACCTCAATAGACTCATTGATACTATCTCTCGCTTCCTCTTTTAAACTTTCAAGCTCTTTTTCGAAATTATTCATGCCGAAATGTCTTTCATTAATGAAGTGTATGCAAGACAAATAGCATCAGCAGTGTGGTCTTCCTTGAACTCAGGGGCGCCTTCATCTAAACATGCTTTTGCAGCCGCAATTGAAAATTTCTTATCAAGACTAGTGCTAGGATTGTCAAACCCTTTTGTCTTGAATAAGTGTTTTACTAGCGCCTGTTTCCATTCCACACTACGAACCATTACAGGCCCAAGACTCCAATAGTTCAAGAAATAGAATACAAGAGATCCTATCAATTGTACAATGAACTCCGCGTCTTTAGTAAACTTATCATCAAAAGACACAAAACGTTCAATACCTACTCCCGATAAGTGCCCGTCTGTGTGAGCCCCTATTAGATTAGTTATTTCTTTTGTGAATAGTACTGGATTCTTATAGGAATTAGGAACTAGTACAGTTGAAAATACATACGCGGTTTTCTTGGTTTCGGCATCGTATGAAATGATTGCAAGCCCAAGATTTACTTTACCAGGATCGATGCCTAAATAGTATTTCTTCATTCAGACTCCATAAATTGCATATCTAAAGGAATACTTGAAAGTAATGTATATGGGGGATTTTTAATCCGTCTTTTTTTCATTTCTTCTTCCAATTGTCTCCACCCCTCTTTAATATCATCTCTAACTTTAATAGGTGCGCCTACGCCTTTAAGGGGGATAGGCGGGGGGCTAATAGGCCTTTCTTCTTTTATATTCTCTTCTTCTCTGTGTTCTTGTAAAGTTACTTCTAGTAAAGTCTGAATTGCTACCAGTTTCATTTTTGCCTGTTCAGGAGACATCTTAGTAATGTCTTTACCGATAAGATTATTTTTTAGCCAATTAAGCAGTTGATTTGTGTTCATGAGGTTTGCATCCGCAATTTTTAGTGATACCAGATTTAAGGTGAAAAGTAGTTACTTCTTTTGTCTTTCCGCAAATACACTTACAGTTCCAAAAGGATTTATAAGGCATTTCTGAAGTTACTCTGGAAAGATTTACTGCTGTTAAATCTCCGAACTTTTGCCCAGACAAATCTGTCTGAACATAGTCTGTTGTTCTTGTTTGTGAAATAGTCATTACGCGTATCCGTATCGTGTTTGATGAAACCTGAAAGTATCGATTAATTCCGCCCAGGTAAGTTTAATTCTAGTGAGGAAGTTCAATTTTAATTGAGCTTGTAAAGGCTTCAGTGGTGGGAGTGAAAGACTTTTGAATCTCGGATGAACAATCTGGTATCCTTTGGTTGACAAAACATCTAGGCAATGTTGCTCATGTTGCGCATCCGTAGAATCTCCCTTTTTCCTGTTGTATTCCCAACACGTTATTTGTATGTTACCTTTGGTATACCCTTTGGAAGAGTCAATTCTATCTAAGGAGGGTTGGTCATCAGCTTTTTCTTTGACGCTATAGAATCTAAACTTCTTGCCAGTCTTAGAACAATGTCCATCGGTGGATTCATACAATTCCGCTATGTCACTTATCTCAATACCTATCTCCCCTCGATCTTTCCTGCTATCTCTATTCTTAGCATCGTTAAAAGCTTTGACAAACCATCCTTGTTTATTACGTTCAATATACTCAGGATCATTATCTTTACACCCGCAACTTCCCAAGTATCCTACTTCCCCATTAAGTATTGATAGTCTAGTTTTAAACTCGTTAGGATTTCCACAATTACACTTGACGTACAGTATGACTTGCTTCTTAGGGGCTTTTAAGCTAATTCTTCTAACTATCTTCAAATTACCCCAGACTTCTCCTACATACCCCTTTGTAGTTGTAACTACAATATCTTTGCTGTTATTAGTATTGTTTTCTGATGTAGACATCTGCGATCTAAACCTTCTCTATGAGAGGTAAAGTATATCACGCATAATCTAAAAGTCAAAATCTCTTGATGCTAAAAAAGAAAATTCGAATTCAACCAAATTTTCTTCCCTAAAGGAGTCTCTGCTCATCATCCGGGCTCCTTAGTCCAACGCCACATTTACCGGGGCACCGAGCCAATGTGGTAACTCTAGTGTTCTTACGTATTACTCAGTCATCCAGGATAGAAGTAATAATTACCAAGAAAAGGTCCGGCAATATTTCAAGCCAAAATCCTATAATTATAACTACTACAATTAAAATTACCCACCAGAATATAGGCATTTACGCCGCTTCCAATTCTGCCTTCTCATCTTCTGTAAGAGGTTTTCCATACATAGGATTTCGAGCCCATAACCAAAATCCCTTTGGAGGAAATTTCATTTTTGGATCGGGGCTATGGGGGCATTTTTCCCAACCAGCTTTTTCTGGGCTATGAAAACGGCAATCCGTTTCAGCGTTACTGGGGCAGTAGCATTTACGAGTCTTCACCCATTTGGATCTACCGTAATTATCTTCTACGGAATCTGACCCTGAAAAATCATTTAAAAAGGAAAGATCTTGCCGTACAATCTTACCTTCTGAATCTTTTACCTCATCTTCAATTACTTCTGCAAGCGAAGATAATATCAATCCTTCTTTCATTTCTTCCTCCAATTATTTCTTTAGTTAATTAAACCTTATCCTCGTGGCCATTGGCCTGCTCGGCATCGGAGCAGCCCTGTGGGCTGTGTAAGAGCCGAGAAAACTAAAGAGAAATGTATCACTTCTCAGTAATCGTACCGCATTACATAAATACGATAAGGTTTATTACTACAGGTTTATTATACCAATTATGTTAAAATTATTGAACTTTTAACGGGCACTTGAACCACACGATCTTTTGTCATTACATGGAATCGTGCTGCTACTTTTAAGAGATTCTCCACTTCTGTTGGGCAAAAGTCATTTTGTAGATCCCTGGCCCCACTCTCCAAATCAATCCAGAAAGGCTTAGTCCCATAGCGAGAAGTCAGAGTAGTTAAGTGCTTTTCTATATTGCCAAGCTTAATGCCTCCAGCATACCCACAACGAAAAAAGTTATCATCGTGAGAAGGCCAAGTTTCAACTTCAATGCCATTACCGCCAGAAGCATCAAATAGAATTGATGTTTTCTGATATATTTCTGGGGTCAAAGATTGAAGTACGCTTTTAGTGCTCTTATTGCAGGGCAGGATACATTGAGTAGAAGTATTGCTAATATAATCCATCAACTCCTTTTGATTTCCGTCGTTAGTTCTATTGAACTGAACTCGACGGTAAAACAAATCTACTTCTGTTACCAGAGTAGATCTCTTCTCCAAAATTGTATTAGTCATACGGCCACAAATATGGGCACTAAGACTAATGGGGTGCTGAGCAGTCATAGTTTCGGCGTACAGAGCTTCTCGCCAACGTTTGGAAGGGTAGCGCCTAGTGTCAGGCTGAGTTTCGCTGAATAGAACCCCCCACTCAACAAATGGGTACTCTTTACTCATCATAGAGAGGAATACTGGGTCAACCTCGTCATCCGCCCCGGTAATGGTTACTAGAAAATTTGACATTACGCACTTTCCAGAATTTTGGTAAATGCTGCGATAGCCTTCAAGGCCTCAGCCTCATCGGATAGCATAATAGCGTCTTTAGATTCATCGGCCTTTTTTTGTAAGTCAAGAATTTTATCCTCCATAACCTTACGACGAGCATTTACTGCCGTTTGTTGTTTCTCCAATTCAGCCTTTTCTTTAGGATCTTGAAGTTCACACAAGTCTTGCAATCTTATACGCCCTGGAGTTTGGTAATTGGAGTATTCTTTTAGAAGTTGCGCGTCGGTCTTAAGAGTGGCTTTACTAGGTTTTCCACACAATACTTTGATAATTTCAATGTCTGCAGGGGGATTACGCCAAGCTACCGCAGGCAATTGATTCTTAGGATCCGCTTGAAAGAGGGAGCGAATCTCCCGGGACTTTGCAAAGAAGAGCTCGTTGATGCGTTGAATAGCGTATTTACGTTGAGTTTGGTTCATTTTATTATTGCCCTACAGTTGGTGAGATGATTCGTTGGTATGCAATGTTAAGGTCATTGCACATGTTCAATTCAAATTTGCTTAATTCCACCAGAAAACTTGGAACAGGAGTATAGGTAAAATAATCGGCAACTTGAGCTTGATGCTTTCTTACGTAAGCGATACTTGCCGCAACGTTTTTTCCTTTAGAATTAATACTGTGAATTAGTTCATTAGCGATAGAATCAACTCTGCTGATTGCGGATTGACGTTGAAATTTAGTGATATAGGTAGACATACTTATACTCCTGTTTTGGTTTAATGCCCTATAATAGGGACGGTGGGTTGAGTGTTATATGGAACTTAGCAGTTTTTCAAGTTCTTCCTGAGAGACTCCTCGGTGTACTCCTTTGACTTGCCCCCAAGACTTTCCACACTCCCCCTCACAGCCAATACTTAGCTTTAACCAAGGAAATATAGTCTGTGGGTAGTCATTGAGGTAGTAATAACAAATCTCAATTGCTTGAGCTGCTAGCTCTACGGGGACTTCAAACTCTGCAGAATCGTAGACCGTGCAAATAGCCTTGCAACGAGGGTCGAGTTTCTTTAGGGCTTGATTAAGACGGGAGAATACAATTAAACCTAAAGTTGAGGTAGTGCTCTGTACTAAAACATTGCTAGAATTGCGTAAAGCTGCGTTATATGCCGCCGTACGTTTGAAGCAAGAGAAAGTACCGTATTGTTGTTTGCGTTGCCCAAATGGGGTAATAACGCGTTGATTCCAGATTGCTTCGTTATGAGCGTTGTCAATGAAAGTCTTCATGCCGGGATAGGCGTTGAAGTACATATCCATCAACCGCTGAGCTTCTTCTTTTGTTACATTCAACTGCATGGCTATGCCGCCGGCAGATGATCCATATAATATGGAGAAAGTCAACACTTTTGCTACTTGCCGATAATGCTTATACTCTTTAAATTTCTCGTCCTGTTTATCTTCTAGTACCTTCATGTAATCTCCGTAAGGTACTCCTAGCATACTACTAGCCGAAAAGCTATGAAAATCAAGTCCTTCTTTAATTGCTCTAAGCATTTCAAAATCGCCACATAGGGCACCTAGAATCTTCACTTCAGCACTTGAGAAGTCAAATGCTATAAAACAATACCCTTTTTCTACTACATAGCAGTCACGAATATTATACCCGTGCTTAGGTCTGGGTAACTGAGTAAGATTAGGAGAGTCTCCACTAATCCTAAACCCGCTAGTGCCATGAAGATTATAACTGGGGTGTATGCGGCCATCCCTCTTAACAAAGTCTTCAACATACGTCTTTACAAAAGTGTTATGCGTTGAATTAATATCTTTACGCTTGGCCATGTAAGCCAAGTATTGTTTCTCCGGGTCTGGAGTTTTGTAATCTGCTGGAGGATTGAGAGGGTTCAATCCTGCCAGAGTTAATAAAGCTTCACCATCGGTGCTAGGTTCATTATTAGCAGTAAACGACGGAGGGGTTAAGCCTTGTGTTACATAAAGGAATTTTGCTACTTCTGTACCTGAATCCAGGTTCAGTCCTTCAGGTACTACTTTGAAAATCTCCACATCTAATGCGGCAATTTCTGCTACCATTCTCCGAGAAATTTCTTGGTTTTTTTCAATGTCATACTTGATGCCATTGATTTCCATATCGAGGATATACTCCAAAGCCGGTTTGGTAATCTCCTCGTTGGTCTCAAGAATAGACTTCGCCCTGCTAACTACAGGTTCCCCTTTAAGGCCAGTTTTCCTATGATAAGGTTCTTCTAAAAGCCGGGGAAAGATTGCTGATAGTACTGTGCTAGTTGCAATGCAATCGAGGCCTGCATAAAAATACAAGTCCTCAGATGGGAAATCTTCGTACGTACGGTATATCGGAGTTTCGGCTTTTGTTGTTTTAGTTTTAACCGCTGCTGCCATATTAAATATCTAATCCTTGTTGTTCTGATAATTCATATACTACCGCCTCCTTGGTTTTAATCCAAACTTTGGCTCCGCAGCTAAGGGGTTTGTCTAGTAAGTACTGAAGAACATTGGGGCCTAGGATTGTAACCGAATTTGCAGCAATATTACCTTTGGAGGTTTTAATACTGAATACCGGCAAGTCTGTATTTTGGTGAAAAGCATTTGCACGTATATTATGCTGATTAACGTGGATTCTCTTTAACGTGCCTTTAGGGAGTATTGCGTCGGTCATACCACTTCCCCCAGTATTTCTTTTACCCGTTCTTTATCCTTAGCCAATTGGCTCAGATACTTTACGTAATCAGAAAATCGTTGTTCAGAATGATCTACCCCAATCTGGTAACTAGTTCCATCGTTTAATACCAATGTACCTAGCAAAGTTTCAACTTCTCTTGCAGGATGAAACGTATCTGTAAACTCAGATTTCATCGAAGACTGTGGAGATTTAGTGTGATACCAGTCTATACCAAATGCTTTTAACTTGTTCTTAAGAATGTCTTTAGCGTAATATTCCCCACTCATTACAGAAGTTAAATCACTTTTACCATCGGTGATAACACGTTTATATCCGCCGCCATAGTATTCCCATTCACCATTAGTAATAATACCCACTTCCAGCATGTAGGCCCATACAAACTTTAAAGATTCATCAATCAATTTAACGTCAGTCGCCATCTTCTTCCTCTTCCTTTTCTTCAGAGTCTTCTTCTATATCTTTTGTTTTTGTTAACTTAGGTAATAAGTTCTCGTATCCGCCAATGCCTAACTCTGGGGCAAAATCCCAAATGGCAGATTTCAAACCGTAACACCCTTGCTCTCCACTAGATAAAGCATGGTTCATCAGCATTACATCTAGTTCCCAGCCCTGCATACGTACACCAGTAGTATGGTATACATATAGATAATCGAATTTCCCGTTCTGGGTTACTTTAAGTATGTGTGGGCTTAGCAACAGTGGGACTAGCATTTTCCAGGCTACATCAGGATCATAGGCGGTGTTATCCCTATGCCATAAAGGTACGACTACGGATACAATTTTATCTATAGTAACGTCTCTCCATCCGAATTGTGCGCATAGAATTCTCGCATCTTTATCCATGGGATCCAGCCCGGTAGTTTCGGTATCGAATGATATCAGTTGGTTTTCGGGAAGGGAGTTGATTTGCTCAACCATTGTCGCCACTTCTTCTAAAGAAGCACAAACCTTGATGTTTGCTCTTTGCAATTCCAAGGCTTCTTCTAGTGGGATAATTTTCAATTCTCCACGTGCAATCCTGGCAGCCTTTTTGAAATCCCTGAGAATAACTCCAAAGTAATCACTACCCCACATCTTGCCTGACGCGTTCTGACGTATCATAGTAAGAACTCTAGGGTGCAAGGTAATTACCACGTTACCCCCTACGATTTCTCCTCTATTATTAGTGTTGGAGAATTTTGTATACCCGAGAGTTTTTGTTACAGCCGTTGATAGGCTGATAATAACCTTAGGCTCAGAGGCCCTGATCTCTTCCATCAAATAAGGTTTACATTTCTGCAATATGGCAATGGTTGGAGATTTACCTTTAGGGGTGTCTACTGTATCGGGAAAGCATTTCAACAGATTAACTGTTCTATAGGTTAACCCCCCGAACCCCGCTTTCTCGCAGATAAAGTCTATGATTCTACGTTGAATAAGCTCTGATGCATCTTCGGTCCTATCAAATCTACCACGAGGCATTGCGTGATCTTGGATGATAAGTATATCAACTTTACCTTTTAATAACGAAACTTTCTCAGGTCTCTTACATTTAAGCTTACAAACTCGCTCACAGTACGAGGGAGAGATCTGCGAAAAATCTTCTTTACTCTGAATTGCCACCTCTACGGATTTTGTAATTTTTTTCTCATACAACTCGTTCAGTGGTAGGTCGCTTGTTTTCGACGCCATTAAAATATTTCCTTTTTTATAATTTTTATGCGCTAAAGAATAATTTCCTTTCAGCAATTTAGTTATATCAAAAACAACTTAATTATTGAACCAACAACAAATTTCCCCAGAAATCACCCTAACTGTCCTAAAATTCCCCCTTTTCCCCTATCTTTGGCAAAAGCGTGTCCAACTGCAAAAATCAAAATATCCTTATAAATCAAAGACTTAGGTCATCCTGTCCAGTTCTGTCCAATTTCTAAAATAGCTTAAGTGCTTGATTCTATTAAGGAAAGAGGTAAATTTGTCCTGTTTTCCAATTTTCAAAAAAAAATATATATACACCTATCTATTT